ATATGAGTTGTCAATAAAAGGAATCGTGGGGGGGTGTAATAATGCGAATGATTTTAAAATCGTTACATATTGAAAATTTCAAAGGTGTAAAGGATAAGACATACGAATTCGGAAAGACAACAAGGGTTTCCGGCATGAACCGTAGAGGAAAGACCACAATCGGGGCGGCATGGTACTGGCTGATGTCTGATAAGAACTATGAACTTGTCAGCAATCCAAACATTAGACCGGACAATGTAGAAGATTGCATTCCGACCGTTACTGCAGATGTTGATGTAAGTGGAAAAGAAATCACTCTTTCCAAGATGCAGAAGCGAAAAGTCGGAAAGCCGGATAAAAATGGGGTTTCGAAAATTACAATCACAAATACATATGAGATCAATTCTGTGCCTAAGACAGAACGTGATTTTAAGGCATATCTGGAAGAATTAGGGTTTGAGTTTGATAAATTCCTCATTTGTTCGCACCCGAATGTGTTCACTAAGGATTTGTCATTGAAGAAAAAACAGGATGAAATGCGCAAATATTTATTCACTATGGCAAGCGAAAAAACAGATTTAGAGATTGCACAAATGAATAAAGAAACTGCAGATGTTGCAAAACTACTTGAATCTTATAAATTCGAGGAAATTGAAGCCATGAACAATGCTTCCAAGAAGAAAGCAGTTGAACAGTTAGATGCGATTCCAAATCAGATTATCGGTCTGGAGAAAGCAAAGGTTGATGTAGATGTGGCAGAACAGGAGTTATTGAAAGCCGATTTGGAGAGAAAGATTGAAGCACTTGAAGATTTAATGGAGAAATCTGATGTGCGGATTGATGAAATGCGCAGCGAAGAAATGCATTGTCAGTTTGAAATGTCAGCTATCGCGCAGACCATGAATAACGAGCTTTCAAGCCAAAAATGTGAGATTGAAAATCAAAAATACGACCACGAACGGAAGTTAGAGGATGTTCGTTCATCTATCAGAAAAGAGCAGGATTCTATTGAGAGAAATAGAAAAACTATTTCCGAACAGAGCATTAAGAGAGCCGATCTTGCAAAAAAATACAACGATGAAATCGCAAAGAAGTTTGATGATTCCAAGTTGGTATTTGACGAATCCACAACGGTTTGTTCGTTATGCGGACAAAGATTGCCGGAAGATAAAATAGAGTCTTTAAGAGCCGATTTTTCGCAGAGAAAGGCAGATGCAATCGAAATATTTAATGAAGAACACGCGAAAACACTTGCCATGATTGTTGATGATGGAAATGCGTGTGCTGAAATGATTAAGAATCTGACCGAGAATAACAAGGAATTAGAAAACACAATTAACACCTTGAAACTGCATGAAGCGGAAGAAATTGATATTATCAAGGGATTTGACGAACAGATTTCTAAGATTCCATCTTGCGCTGATTGTACGCAGAATGCGGAATATGCCAAGTTAAAGGCTAAACAGGATAAATTGCTTGCTGATATTGCAGAGTTAGAATCCAAGGGCACAGATAAGGCGGCTGATTACGCAAAAGCTGATATTACAAAATTAAAGAGCCAGCTTGATGAAGTAAATAAGATTATTGCACAGGCTGAAAACAATGTTCGCATTGATGAACAGATTGCAGATATGCAACATAAACAGAGCGAGTATGGGCAAGCAAAGGCAGATGCCGAGAAGATTCTTTATCAGCTCAAAGAAGTTTCAAAGCGAAAGAATAAGTTACTTGTTGAGGAAATCAATCAGCATTTCGGTATTGTACGTTGGAAGTTGTTCGATTTCCAGAAAAACGGAGAATATAAGGAAGTTTGTATTCCTACAGTGATTGATGAAGAAACCGGCATTTATAAGGTATTCGGGGATACAACAAACACTGGCAGGGAAATTGAAGCGAAGATTGATATTTGCAACAGTTTTCAGAAGTTCTTTAATATGTATGTTCCGATTTTCCTTGATGGTGCAGAAAGTATCAATGACGAATATGTACCGGCTGTTGATACGCAGTTAATTCTTCTTACAGTATCAGAGGACAAACAATTGAAAGTGGAGGGTGTGTAGAATGTCAAGAGTAGGGACAAGCAACAACATCACGCAGCCAGATGCACGGTGTATGTCGTGCAAGCGTTGGAGGAACGCAAATAAAGGGTTTTGGGTAGGGGACGGACATTGTTCTCTTTCGTATTGCGAGAAAGATATGAGAAATAAAGGAAAGAGAGGTTACAGATAAATGCAGTATATCAAAGCGAAATTTCCAAACATCACAAGAAGCTACGTGTATCGCACCGAGGATTCCGTGAAAGCTGGTGATACGGTTGTAAATGCCAAGGGTGCAAAGCTGACGGTCACGGATGAAACCGTGGATATGAAGTGGGTAGAAACCTACGGTGCTGATAAGATGGCGGTTGTTAAGAAGTATGAGGAACCGGAAAAACGGTACATTGTCGAGCGTGAGTTTGAATACGCAGGATATAAATGCGTAGTAGTATTTACGCGCATGGGGCATAGATGCGGTTATGTCGGAATTTCAAAGAATCATCCATTATACGGAAAGGATTACAGTGATTACCTTGAAATCAAGAAAGCCGATGTCGGGGACAGAGAAGTAAGCGGAATTTTCCCTTTGCTTTGTGCTTGTCTGGATGAAGATGAAAGAATCCAAATTGAAGCATATTTTCAGTGTCACGGTGGCATTACATATGCAGGCGGTGGAGAGCATTCAAGTTATCTAATCGAGAGTGATTTGTGGTGGTTCGGATTTGATTGCGCACATGCAGGAGATAAGTCGGATTTGAAGTATGCAATAGAGAAGTTCCCCAAACAGGCAGAGCAACTTAAAATGCAGAAGCGAATCAACGATATGTACCAGATTGAGGGCGATATCATCAGAACAGAGGAATATGTTGCAGAAGAATGCAAGAAATTGGCAGAGCAGTTAAAGCAGTTTGAAGAAAGCGGGGAAAAATAAATGATTTTACAGAAAAAGACAGTTCGTACAGGAAGAGGAACTAGCAAGGTTGAACTTGTGGAAGAGGGGACAGATTACATCGTGAAAGTAGATGGGGACGTTTATAAAAGAACTACAAATGAGCTGTTCGCAGTGCAGGCATTTAATGAGATTTAGGAAAGCGAGGAAAAATAATTATGGCAGAAACAAAGAAACAGGAAGTTGCAGTTAAGCAGGAAATGAATACAAGGCTTTCGTTCTACGCAAACCAGTATACCGGACTTATGGAGCGAGATTTCGAGGAACATGGTCTTGTATTTGATGATTATTCAAAACAGTGTGTTATGGCATCAATGAGTGCGATTTACAACCTTGTTACATCAAATAAGGCAGCTATGGAAAATCTGAATGGTTCTAATTTGCGGCAGGTTATCGGGCAGGTCTCCAGCCTTAAACTTAATGCAAATGCAGTACCGAGAGAGTGTTATTTCCAGTTAAGAAATAAGCAGGATGCCAATGGAAATTGGTATAAAGAGGTTGAGATGGGAATCGAGGGAGACGGAAACGATGCACTTCTTCGCAACTTCGGCGTTGGCGTTAAAAAAGTCTATCCGGTATGGCTTGTGAAAGAAGGAGATGAATTTACATACCCGAAACATAAAGGCGTTGAGATTACACCACCGGAATGGGAAGAAAAAGGATTGTCGCAGAAAGTCATTCGCGTTGTTTATCCGGTCGAGATGGACGGCGGAAAGATTGAATATATGATTGCCGAGCGAGAAGGTGTAAAAGGAAACCTTTTGGCTCATGTGCGCAACAATCTTTTGAATGAAACGTTTGGAATTTGCGAGAATAAGCGCAAGGCAACCGACAAGCAAAAGGCTGAAATTAAGGCTAAAAAGGACGAGATTATCAGTGCACTTCTCGGATGCAAGACATTGGAAGAAATGCTTGCTTGTGAAGTGGCAAGACCTTATATGAGCGCGGCGTGGAGAGAAACTTCCGAAGCTATGATTGTCCGCAAGATGCGTAATAACGCAATCAAGAAACACCCGAAAGACCTTAACGCTATGGCTACACAGTCACTTATGCAGATGGATGAAACTTATCAGCAGACGCAGGAAGATATTGCCGAAAACGCCAATTCAGAGGACTTCATTGTTGCAGATGCAGAAGTAAAGGAATCAGTGAAAGATGGCGTTGAGAAGTCGGTTGGAGCGCATTTTGATGTAGAAGTTCCGGTGAAAGATGATCGAAAGATTTCTACAGATGCTGACGTTCCGGATTTTATGAAGAATTAGGAGGGCATTATGATTTTTGTTAAATTGGCGATTCTGTTATTCGCGTTATGGTTTGTTATCGGAAAAATTGTTGCTTCAAACATATCTCCACAAGAGCAGGCACTTCACAATCTCGGAGTTCCATATAAGCTTACGTTCGGAAGAGTTGTTTTAGCTATCTTATCGATTGCACTGTTTGTTGATGCTTTCGTTGCTTTGGTTTGGTTTTTGTTTTTCAGATAGGAGGAGTCTATGAGAGTTATATCGCAGGACGGAACAATGGATGTACCATATGAAGTCAGTTCTTTAAATATGGTAGTCGGGAAATATGAAGATGTTGTAAATGCGGCTATTTATTGCTGCAACTCTTTTTTCGACAATAAGAATGGCTGAATATGGTTCCGAAGAAAAGGCAAAGAAAGCTATGGAAAGGCTTAGAAAAATATATGAAAATAATGTGTTTTATCATTGTACAGCCGGTTCAAAGAGTTTTGAAGAAGCACAGAGCATTTTGAGCGTGGAACAATTTCAGAAAGCTACAACAGAATATTTTCAGTTTCCGGCAGAGGAAGAATTGGAGTAGCCTATGAAATACTATTGGGTTCGCATCTATGATTACAAGGTAGACGATGAACTGAAAGAGTTTACAGATGATAACGTGTGGGATTCTCAAAAAGGCACTCTTCTTGATGAATATTATCTTTGCGGAGAAGATATGTCTCGTAGTGAAGCAAAGGACGAAGTAAAGAAGAAAAGCAGTATTTCAAGGTTTGCAAAGCCAAGAAAAGGTAGCGGAATATATGCTCTGGTTATGGAAAGCAACCAATTCTTCTATGAGCGATTCAATATTGAAGTTGATACAATCTGTTTTAACTGCCATAAGTCGATCAAAGGCAAACAAAAGGACTTTCCATACATTACGACAGATGGTGGAGAAAAATATTACTTTTGTTCTTATGATTGCCGAGCAAAAACCAGTAGCAAAATCAATCCCTACTACGAAGGAGAATTTCAAACCAGAGAGGGATATGAGAGTAACGGTGGCGTATATGGATATATCTATCATATTTACAACAGAAAGACTAATATGCACTACATAGGACAAACGGTATATATGCCATTCTTCCGGTGGCAGGAACACGTTAAGAGCGGTTTGAAAGGTAATATTACAGACCTTGTATTTGAGACCATTACAGAGGTTCGTGTTAAGTCACAGGAGTATCTGAACAACATTGAAGCATGGTGGATTAGGAAATACATTGATGAATATGGGCGAGACCGTGTTATGAATATTACAGTTCCAAAGATAACACTTGAGGACTTGGCAAAGGAATATTCAAAGATAGTTTCGGGACAGTTAAGTATTGAAACGGATGAAAGTGAGGTGGTTTAAACGCTTATGCGATGTTGCGGTTCATCATCAGCAGGCAACAGTTACGCTTTAATCAGCAGCAGTGGTGAGATTCTTGCCATTGAAGCAGGTGTGAAATTTATGGACTTTAAGAAAATGATTGATTGGAAAATAGCAAATGTTTCCGGATGCATTGTGAGCCACGAACACGGAGACCATGCACGATACATAAAAGATTTCATGCAGTCCGGTATTCCGGTTTACACGGCTTTTGAAACGCAGACCGCACTTGAAACCATAACCGGAGAACGTACAGCACCTATTCCACCGCGCAGAACACGGCAAATCGGCGGTTTTACAGTAACACCATTCAATGTACCGCATGACACAGAAATCGAGTGCTACGGCTATTTAATCGAGCATGAGGAAATGGGCAAACTGTTATTCTTGACCGACTTGGAATATTGCAGATATGACTTTTCCGGTATGAACGTTGAGCATATCATGGTCGAAGCCAATTACAGCATGGACTTGGTAGACCGGAATGAGCCAAATTATGAACACCGCCTACGAGGTCATATGAGCCTTGATACGGCACTTAAATTTATTCAGACGAACGACAACCCAGCTTTACGAAATGTCGTTTTAATACACTTATCGGACACAAGCGGAGATCCCGCGTTATTCCTAAAACGAACGAAAGAAACAATTAAATATGGAGCGAATGTTTATATTGCAGAAAAAGGACTAGAGGTTGATATGAACCTTTGTCCGTTCTGATTGGTTGAAACACCTTGGCGAAAGCCTAAAAGAAACTATCTCGTTTGGCGAATAATAGTTATCACAAACCTTATTGAAAGCCATGTCTTGGCGGTGCGTTTGCCGTACCGCCCTTACAAAAGATTGGAGGTAAAAATTGAAATTATGTGAATACTGTATGGCTGAATTTGAGCCGAAGCGACCAGATCAAAAATACTGTAGACCAAAATGTGCCAAAAGATACGCACAGTTTAAGAATTTTAAAAAGGCTGGAAGAATTGTGTATACAAGAATATGCCCGAAATGTGGCAGGCTGTTTATGACGATAGATGAACGCAAAGTTGATTGCCAAGACTGCATCGGCAATGAAGTTAAAGAACGCTTGAAAAAACCAAAGAAAAAGGACGATATAATCAAGGCTGTGAATCATATGGCACGCGCATCTGGAATGAGTTACGGAAAGTTTGTGGCTCAAATGAGCATTAAACCATTGGAGAGGAAGTGATTGGATGGGATATAAACACGGATTATCAAATAAATGCGGTAGATTATATCCTCTGTGGAAAAGTATTAAATATCGTTGCTATTGCAAAACTTCTCGTGACTATAAAAATTACGGTGAAAGAGGGATTGCAATGTGTGATGAATGGAAGAATGATTTTCTAAGTTTCCATGATTGGGCAATCGCAAACGGGTATAAAGAGGAAAAGACGGATAAGGGATTGAACATTTTAACCATTGACAGAATTGATGTTAATGGGAATTACGAGCCTAGCAATTGCAGGTTTGTAACAAATGCAGAACAAGCTAAAAACAAAAGAAATAGCATTCCTTTAGAGGAAAAATTTTTAAAATGTCCTGTTTGCGGAAAGCAATTTGTGAAAAAGCAGAGAAATGGGCAAAAAACATGTAGCAATCACTGCGGAAGGATTCTTTATTACAGAGAGCATCCAAACACAAAAGACTATATGAAAATATGTCCTATTTGCAATAAATCATTTAACGCCAAAAGAGGAGGTCATTACAATGACGCAGTTTATTGCAGTAAAAAATGTAAAGATTTATCAGGTTCGCCTGTTTGGGAGCACAATGGACAAACCCATAGGGTTGTTGAGTGGGCTGAAATAGTAGGTATAAATGCACATTGCTTATTACATAGAAAGGATATGGGTTGGACTATTGAAGAGATATTAACAACGCCATTCAGAGGTAGAAGAAAATGCCAAATGTAAATTATAAGAAGCTATATGCAATAAAAAAGAACAACGAGAAACGGATATTAAGCGTTTGTCCGAGAATGAAAAACCAGAGCGGAATTTATTTTTACACAAGGACTGATGAAAACGGTATATCTTACTTTTATATCGGGCAGAGCGTTGACTGCCTAGAGAGAAATATTTCACATTTATCCGGTTATCAGCACATAGATCTTTCGATTAAAAAAAGAGGATTTTATAGTGAAGAAAATCCGTATGGATGGAAATTGGATTTTATTCATTATCCGACAGAAAAGCTTGATGAAATGGAACAATATTGGATTTTGGAATATACAAAGAAAGGTTATCAATGCCGTTACAACAAAACGGCTGGCGGTCAAGGTACAGGAAAAGAAAAGATAAACGAATTTAAACCGGCAAAAGGCTATTATGACGGCATTAAGCAAGGCAAAAAGAGTCTTGCCAAGGAATTATCGCATATCGCTGAAAAGCACCTTGAAATCCGCTTGAAGCCGGAGAAACAGGGCAACAAAGTTTCTGAAAAGCAGTATGAGAAGTTTATGGCTTTGATTTCTGAAAACACATATGAGGAGAGTGATTAAATGGCAGAAGTCAAGTGGATTAAAATCACAACAGATGTTTTTGATGATGAAAAGATTCTGCTGATTGAGAGTATGCCGAGTGCGGATAGCATCATTACGATTTGGTTCAAACTTCTTATTCTTGCCGGAAAACAGAATAACAACGGTGTGTTTATGATGAGCAACAAGTTACCGTTCACGGATGAAATGCTTGCCACCATTTTCCGCAGAGATTTGAACACGGTAAGGCTTGCACTTAAGACCTTTGAAGAATTTGGGATGATTGAGGTCGTTGACAATGTGATAACGATTCCGAATTGGAATAAGCATCAAACGCTTGACGCTTATGAGAAGAAAAAGGAACGTGACAGGCTTTATCAGCAGAACCGGAGAAAGAAGCAGAAGAACCTAATTGAGCAAAAATCGCCCGATAAATCGTCTGACGTCGCTGTTTCAGATAAAGAAGAAGAAAAAGAAGAAGATAAAGAGAAAGAAAATATAAAAGAAAATTCGCTGTCGACCGATTCCGGAGATTTGTTTGATTTTGACGATGCATGGAAAAAGACTTTTAGTATATACCCCAAGAAAACAGCGTACAGTACCTCTAAAACGGCTTGGATGGATAAAGTGCTAGAAGTTATCGAAGAGAACCAACCGGACATTGCACGGCTGTTATACAAAGCCACAGAAGCATATTTGAGTGACTATCAAGAAAAGAATCCAGACGATACGGATTTTCGGTATATTCCAAAATATGTTGATTGGATAAAAAACGATTGCGATTATTGGTTGCAGATTGCGGAGAAACGAGGTGATTGTAGTTGACAGAAGCAGAATTCGGAGTGATCGGGTGCGTACTGATTGACAATGATGTGCTAAATAACATCTGGAGAACGCTGAAACCGGAAATGTTTAGTTCTGATTTCGCGCAGGACGCATACAAGGAAATGCTTGCCATGTATGACCGGAATGAAAGCATTGACCCAATGTCTTTATCAATGGCACTTGAGAATCACAAACACACCCAGGAACAGATTAGTGAATTGATGAAATCCTGTATTACCGGAACAATCACTTCAACCATGGTTAAAAGTTATGCCGATGCGGTTGTGAAAGAATACAAAGTAAGAACGGTTCGTGACATGTATCAGAAATCCAGCTTAAAGCCATGTGACATTGATGATACAATCAGCGATCTTCTTACAAAACTTGAACATTTGCAAGAGGGAAAAGAAGTAAAGCTAAAGCCAATTAAGGAGATTGTTGGTGAGAATAAGGACAAGTATTTCAACGAAAGTGTTGGAGAGGGCGGTATAAGAATCGGGTTGTCGCAACTTGACGATGCGCTTGGAGACCTTGAACGTGGTGATGTAACAGTAATTGCCGCAAGACCGGCAGTTGGAAAATCCGCACTCACAACGCAGATTATTGGGAATATGGCAAAAAAGGGACTTAAAGTCGCATATTTTAACTTGGAGATGATCGATAAACAGGTGTATGAGCGATTTATTTCAAGACTTACGGAAATCGGCTTAACAAGAATCAGAAGGGCAAAGGCTTTTCTTGGAGATGAACAGGAAAAATTTAACCGAGCAAATGAAGAAATGAGTAATTATCAATTATGGGTTGCGTCCGGCACTGTATCTCCGAGAGAGATAAAGTCGGAATGCAGGCACCAAAACTTTGACGTTATCGTTGTTGACTATCTGCAATTGCTTATGCCGGATAACAGATATTCCGGAAGAAATGAAGAAGTAGCATCAATTTCAAGAGGTTTAAAATCGGTTGCAAGAGACTTAAATACACATGTGATAGCACTTTCACAGATAACAAGAGCTTCCGAAAGCAGAGACACAAAAGAGCCTACCATGGCAGAGTTGAGGGAATCCGGGGCAATCGAACAGGATGCGTCAAACATAATTATGCTGTGGAATCTGTCAGACAATGACAAGGGGGCCAAGGGCGCAAAAATCGAAAAGAACAGACAGGGAATGACAATGCGTGAAGCAATGGAGTTTGATGGAGATCACATGAAGTTTGTTGAAATCGACAAACCACTTGATGATGTTGTTGCGGAAATCAAAAAGAAAGAACGTGGGGACGGATTCAAGCCATACAATGGCAATTGTCCGTTTTAGGGGTAGCAGCTATGGCAAGTGCAAAGATCGAAAAGGGTTCGGAAGAATGGCAGGTATTTATGGATTATTGGAAGCTTATCCAAGACTACTACGCGCCGGATAATGACGATGCATGGTGGCAGGAAGTGATGAAAGCCGGGGAAGAACTGATAAATAAATACAAAGGCATGGAAATTGAAGAACGCGCAAGACAGCTTGTATTAAGTCATTTTGCATGGTTGGAAATTACATACAGAAAGGGCAAAAATGTCGGAACAAAGATTGTATGAGATTGTTAATCTCAAAACAGGGCAGGTATACAACCGGGTGAAAAGCAACGAGGTAAGAATGGTGATCGGGTTGCCAAGACATATTCAAATCGGTCAAGTTGCAAATTCCAAGGATAAAACATACAAAAACTGGTATGTTCAAATACTTGGCGATCGGTGCGAAAGAGTCTTTCGGAAATCAAAAATTTACCCATTTACGAAAAAGACGTACAAGCAGTGGGAAAATCTGAATCGGAGGTATTCGCAGGTATGAGCAATGCATTAAAGAGAAAAAGTAATAAAAATCTGTTTTTTACAAAGCAGGACACGAAGATTATTGGCAGAAATAGCTTCGAAAAGCGAAATTCTGATGCGGTTATCACAAGATCATACAAAGAGTTCGTCGTGATCGGCTATATTATCCTGCACGACAAATTCGGATTCGGGCAGAAACGCATTGTGCGATTGCAGAAATTATTGAAACAGTATTTAGATGTCGCGTCTGCCGGTGGTGAGAATGGGAGAGATTTATCCGCAATGATGAAACAGAAATATGAAATTGACGTTCAAGAGAAAGTGAGAAGTGTGCCGCAAAGACAGCTTATGATCTTGTACGCAAAGAAAGGATTCTGCATCGAGCGAGAAGCCTACAGACTTTCCAGCGCGTCATTGTTTAACTATTTTGCACTCACGCTTACGATTCTGAAAAAGGAATTTAAGCTGTCTGTGAAGCAGTTACAGCAGTTCACGGACAAGTCTATTGATTATATTGATACGTTAGCTAATTATAAGCAGTTTCAGTTGACGGTTCCTATGATAGCTGAAACGTTAGCTGATGAGATTAAGTTTGTATGTGATTTGGAGGTGTGAATATGCTGAACAGAGAGAAATACGCAAAAGAAATTTTAGATATTGCGTGTAAGGGAGATAAAATTGCAGTTCGCAACGGGAAAATGACTTCTTGTGACAATCTTCTTTGCAAAGATTGTGATTTCGGTTATTCAGATTGTAATGAAAAAATACTGAAATGGGCGAACAGCGAATATATCGAGCCACCTGTTGATTGGAGTAAGGTTGCAGTCGATACGCCGATTTTAGTAAGAAATAGTGAAAAAAATGCGTGGAAAAAAAGATATTTTGCAAAATACGAGAACGGAATAGTGTACGCATGGGGATACGGAGCAACATCTTGGAGTGCATACGGGAGTGACAATATAATCGATTGGGAAATGGCAAAGCTAGCAGAAAGAGAGGATGTGTAGAAATGGGAGTTTTGCTTGCATTATCAACCTTATTTATATGGGGTCGGCTGGTTAATATTGATTGCGACCTAAAAGATATCAGCGAAGAACTGAAAAAGATGAACGAAAGGAAAAATGATGGAAGATAGATACTTATTCAAGGCAAAAACCGGTAATGGATATTGGACTATAGGATTTTTACGTTGCAAAGATAATAAATGGTATATAAACAATGCAGGCTCACCATTTGCATATGAAGTAAGACCAGATACAATCTGCCAATGCACAGGCTTAAAAGACAAGAACGGCAAACTGATCTGGGAGAATGATATTGTTGACTTCTTAGGGCATAAAGGGACTGTCGTATTTGAATGTGGCAGTTTTGGCATTGCATATAAAACACCTATAGATTGGAATGGAATAGAAGCAAATATTAAGCCAATAACCGGTTGCGATAATCGTTTATATGTTTGCGAAAATGATAATTATATATCATTGTGGGAAATCTATTGGAATTTTAATGATGAGGATGATTCGGTAAACACAGTAGAGGTTATCGGCAACATCTTTGACAATCCGGAATTGTTGGAGGTGTAGGCATGACGGAGAATGAAGCAATCGAATTTATGAAAAGATATTTAGATGCTGATTGCTATACAGATAAATGCGTAAATGCGCACAATATGGCAATCAATGCACTTGAAGAAGTACAGCAGTACCGAGCAATCGGAATGGTGGAAGAATGCCGGGCGGCTGTGGAACGTCAGAATCCGAGAGCTGCTATTACTGAAAAAGAAGATAATGGGATTAAAAAATATACATGTTATGCATGCGGTAGGTACATGGGTTGGTCAACTGGAACACTTCCTGCTCGTTATTGCTGGAAATGTGGTCAGAAATTGGATTGGGGTGATGAAGAATGATTTTTCAATCGTACATAAATTTCTTTCTACTAATCCTTATAGCCATTAGGTTAGATATTCTAACAAAATTTGGAGTCAATCTTTTTTGCGTTCTGTCAGTTGTAGCGATGATTGGACATGAGATTTTTGATTGTTTGAAAAAAGGAGATAAAAAACGATGAGACTGATTGATGCAGATGCACTAAAAGAATATTGCATGCGTGCGAGTAAATCTGATGATGATTTTAGGAGAGTAAGTTTGGCAACATTGGCGAGCGTGGTAGATGCACAGCCGATTGCCTACGATCCGGACAAGGTTGTAGAAAAACTGGAAAAGAGACGAATGGACGCATTAAGGCATCTTCGGGAAAATAAGGGGACAGAATTCGGATACGCATCTGAATGTGCGTATAATGCTTTGAATGAAGCAGTTGAAATCGTGAAAGGCGGTGGAGTGAATGAAATGGAAGAATAAAGCAGTAACAAAAATAACAGGTATTTCGTTAAGCTCAAGCGTCAGAGAACTTGCAATGGCGATAAATCATAATGCAGAAGTCTTGAGAGAAGCAGTGCAGAAGATAGAAGAATTGAGCGATAAAGTTGATCGACTAAAGGCGGGTGAAGCGGATGCCAATTAAACCGATTTTATTCAATACTGAGATGGTTCGAGCGATTCTGGACGGAAGAAAGAGTTGTACGAGGAGAATCAATAAAGATGCCAATGATTATGTTGTGCCGGATATGGATTTTTATGATTCTGATAAACGTACTTACGCAGTGCATAATTATTCAGACAAAGAACACAAAGATAAGTTAAGCATAGCAGAACGTACCTGTCCGATATGCCCGGGCGATATATTGTACGTGAGAGAATCGTATTCGGAATTGTCCTTTGGATATGTATATAAGGCAGACGGGGAGAATATTGACCATCTTGGAAATGTGATTAAGTGGCACCCGTCCATCCACATGCCAAAAGAAGCGGCACGTATCTGGCTTAAGGTTACGAATGTGAGAGTGGAGCGGTTACAGCAGATTACGGAAGTCGGCATACGGAAAGAAGGAATTGAGGTAGATCCGAAGGAATGCGTTGGTAAATTTGATTTCATCTCTGAATTGTTTTTCTTATTTCAGAGATTGTGGGATTCTACCATCAAGAAATCAGACCTTGACCGCTACGGTTGGAGTGCAAATCCGTTGGTTTGGATTATCGAATTTGAACGGTGCGAGAAGCCGGAGGGAGTGTGAAGTATGACTGAACTTGAATGGAAAGAAGTCGAACCAGAGCAGGAAGACTGGAAGAAACAAATTGATGTAGTTGCCTATTACGGAGATCTCGTCATAGGAAGCATTGTTTATTGTGGTGAAGAAATTGGATGGAAGTCTGTCATTGATGGGCACATGGATTTTTTACAGGCAGAATCTCTGGAAGATGCGAAAGAAGAAATGATTGATGCGTTAGATAATCATTTCACAGACCAAATCAATTATTACAAAGAATTGCAGGAAAGCCTTGACGAATTAAGGGGGAATGAAAATGCCTAAAGCAGTATTGGTAATGGATATGCCGGAACAGGTATGCCAGAAATGCACATTGTGCTATGAGACAGAGAATGATGACGAATATCTGTGCTGTGCGACAGGAAAACTTTTGCCAGACGGAGAAAAGCCGGAGTGGTGTCCGCTCCGAGAATTGCCGGAGAAGGTGGAAGAACTTCCATCTGAAAAATATGAATTTGGGAGTCTGGGGATGGCATTTGCGGCAGGCTTTAATGTGTGCTTAGAGAAGATTTTAGGAAAGGAATAACGAATCCTCGGTAAACCGAGGTTGCAACTTAAAGGTTTATGGATTTATTGAAAGTAGGTGAGAGCGAATGAGTGGTGGAAGTTGGAATTATTTGTATTGTAAAGATGTTGACGAGCTTATGAATGGTTCGTCAGTAGAAACATTGCAAGATATGGTTGACAGATTGAACAGTGCAGGTTTTGAAGATGTGGCTAAAGATACACAAAGATTAGTTGAGTATATCAAGTCGGCAAGTATACGAATAGAAACACTTTTTGAAGCACTTAGTCCTGTATTTAAGGCTGTTGAATGGTTTGATAGCGGAGATTGGGGCAAAGAAGCTCTGAATAATGAGGTGCTTAAATATCGAAAGTCTAATATTGATAGTTATGACAAAGCTGTTGATGATTTGACCGCTAACATCATTGAGCGTTTTTCCGGAATGGCTATGTCAAGCGGGTTACCAACCGAGGGCGCAACTTGGGAAAATGCCATAAGACAAGTAAAGCAGATAGCAGAAAAGCTGAAAGGAGCGAAGCAGAATGAAGATTTTAAGCAAGAAGAAATACAACAAACTCATTGAAGATTTTGAGGAATTGCAAAAAAAGGTCGAGGAACTCAAAAGGATAAATGAAAGCCTTGGGAAAAAGTTAGAGGATAAAAAGACGAGTTGCAAGCTGAATAGTGGTAAGGATTTCTGCTTTAAATGCGAAAACTCTTACAGATACAAGACATATTGGGGAGGGATGGAAACCGAAAAATGCGGTTGTTTGCTTGATGTGCCTTGTGAGGATTTTAAGAGAAAAGAAAGCGAGTGATTCAGAATGAGTGACAATGTAGAGATAGTAATAGCACAGGCTTTAATGATGAGAATTAAAGATTATGCAGAAAGAGCCTTGGATAAAAAAGATGTAACACTTGATATGGCTATGGTTGAAATACGCGATACGGTTGACGCTTATGACGAGTATTTTCAGACAGGCAGAAAGCCCCAGTAATTAACTAAAAATCAAAGAAAGGAATAGGTTGTGCGCACATAAAACCGAGGTTTCCTTTTGGTAAGAAAAATGAAAAAGAAGTTAAAATGTGAGATTTATCGAGATTCTATGCAGAATTACAAAAAGTATGCGATCCCTCCTGCACAACTTATTATTGCAGACGTTCCGTATAATGTCGGGAACAATTTCTACGGCAGTAACCCTATGTGGTATAACGGTGGCGATAACAAGAATGGAGAAAGCAAACTTGCGAAAAAGGCGGCTTTCAATTCGGATTTTAACTTTAACTTGTATGAATACTTCCATTTTTGTTCAAAGATGTTGAAAAAAGAGGACACAAAGCCTATTGCAAGGGGCAGAAGCAGTAATAGCCCTTGTATGATTGTGTTTTGTGCATTTGAGCAGTTGTCAACATTGATTGCGTCGGCGAAAAAACATGGATTCGTTAATTACATACCGCTTGTATTCTGTAAAAATTACAGTCCACAGGTACTTAAAGCTAATATGCGTATCGTAGGTGCTACGGAATATGCACTCGTACTGTACCGAAATAAGTTACCGAAATTCAGAAACGGCTTGCAGATTGATGAAAACGGAAAGAATATCAGAGGTACAGGACACATGATTTTCAATTGGTTTACTTGGGAGAAAGACGGAAAAGATATACCGAAGATTCATCCAACGCAAAAGCCGGTAGCAGTCCTTAAAAAGCTGATTGAGATTTTTACAGACGAGGGAGACGTTATTATTGACCCTTGTTGCGGTAGCGGTAGCACGCTAAGAGCCGCCGCAGAGCTTGGCAGAAGTGCATACGGATTCGAGATTGACAGAAACTTTTACGAGCGCGCAAAGAATGAAATGCTTGTATTTGAAAATGATGAGCAAATGGATTTATCAGATTATATTTAATGGAGAAATGGCTTATGAAATTTACAAAATTCATTAAGCCAGAACTTGAACAAATCAAAGAAAATGCCAATTTCACGGAAGAAGAGGAGAGAATTTTCTCTCTTCTCTGCCGTGGTTTTTCACAAAAGCAAATATCCACAAAAGAAAATCTATCACTAAGAACGATAGAGTACAGAGTGAGAGATATAAAAGATAAAATAGAAAGAACGGGGGTATTTGATTGGATGAAAAAGAACTGTTGAAATATGCCGTTGATAGTGGTATTCTCGACATAGCACTTGTGCAGAAACAAGTTACTATGCAAAAGAGAGAAAAATTACTCAACAAAAACCCTTATAAAATCTATCAAGGAAAGGATGAGAACTGGTACTCATATCTGCCGGATGAAGTAAAAGGCAGACGTAAAATCAAGGCAAAGCGCAGAGAAGCGGTCGAGCAGAAAATCATTGATTATTGGAAAGAGAGAGAAGATGACCCCACGATAGAGGAAATCTTCAACCGTTGGATTTCACAAAAGCTGGAACTTGAAGAAATCAGCAGGGCAACCTATGACAGATACCTAATGGATTTTCAAAGATACTTTGACGGTATCAAGGATAAGAAAATCAAAGGTGTAGACGAATGCGACCTTGAAACGTTTATACGAAATAGCATCCATGATTTCGACATGACTTCCAAGGCGTTCTCAAACTTCCGAACGCTGATTTACGGAATCTTTAAGTATGCCAAACGGAAGAAGTATGTCAAGTTTTCCATTACATACACGCTGAAAGACATGGATATATCGCCAAAAGCGTTTAAGCACGTAGTCCGAAAGGCAAAAGACCAAGTATATATGCCGGATGAAAAGGAACGCATGGAGATGTACCTTAGAAATCACTTAGATATCGTAAACCTTGGATTGCTATTTATGTTTAAGACAGGAGTCCGTGTCGGGGAATTGTCGGCATTAAAGCGGAAAGATGTTGAAAACTACACGGTTGCGATCAATTCTACAGAAACACGCTATCGTGATGATGATGGTTTTCACTATGAGGTCAAAGATTTTCCGAAATCAGAAGCCGGATTGCGATTTGCCATATTGCCGGATAAGTACAAATGGATTCTTGATGAAGTACGAAAGAGAAATCCCTTCGGGCAATATCTATTTGAGAGAGACGGAGAACGGTTGAAATCCTACAACTTTCGTGAACGTTTGCGGTATATCTGCGAACATGAATTGAGAATGAAAGTGAAATCTCCGCACAAAATCCGAAAGACATACGGAAGTATCTTGCTTGACGGAAAAGTGAAAGAGTCCACAATCCTTGATACCATGGGGCATACAGACATTAGTTGCACAAAAGATCATTATTATTTTGATCGTACCGGAATTGAGGAAAAGAGACAGGAACTTGACTTAATCGAAGCATTATGAGTCCCTAGTACTCAAAAGTACTCAAAGAAAAATTGAAAGAATGGCTATTTTAAGCCATTTCAAGACAATTACTCTAGGGTTCGATTCCCGTACGGACTGTTTTAAAAGTCGCATAAACACTGTGTTTGCGGCGTCTTAAGAAAATTGGTACTCAAAATGGTACTCAAAAACTGAACACAAAAGAAAGGAGTCTGCACAAGCGCTTAAGATTCTTTTCTATAAATGGTAGGCTTGGAACGCTTGGGGCGTTCTTTTTTTATGCGGTTTTTCTGCTTATTTTTTGCGGAAGAACCGTATTTTTTTATGCAAAAATATAAGCATAGGAGGGATGCGGAATGTTATTTACGGATGAAATTCTTGAAAAAATTTTAACAAGAGAAGATGTGTCGAAGGTTCCGCTCGTGTATCAGTCAGCAATGATTCACGCAATCAAGGAAGTATTGGAGGAAGAGAATGTATCAGATGCAAAATCAGAATATGGCATTTAACCCAAACCCAAGCTATGCCGCTTATCAATACAACCCAATGCAAAGGTTTCAACAACCAGAGCCACAGATTCCGCAGATGCAACCGCAGTTTCTTGGAATCCAAGGAAAAGTAGTGCAGTCGGAGTCAGCAATCATGGCAAATGATGTGCCTATGGATGGAAGTGTTGCGTTCTTCCCGATGCAGGACATGAGCGCAATCGTAGCGAAACAATGGGATGCCAATGGAACAATCAGAAAGACCGTTTACAAGCCTTTTAATGAGCAGATGGCAGATTCTTCAAGTGAAGATAAAAGAATCGAAATAGGGCTATCTGATGATGCGGCAAAGGCTATTACTGACAAATTGGATTGCTTGTTTGGAAAGATGGAAGAGTTGGAAGATAAGTTGTCTTCGCAAACGCAAAGAAAATCTTCACGAACACAAAAGGAGAGTGAGTCTTAATGAATCCTATGCAGATGTTACAGGGAATGAGAAACCCACAGCAGTTTTTACAACAAATGATGGGGAACAACAGCGTAATGAGCAACCCTATGGCGCGCAATGCTATGCAAATGGCACAGAAGGGAGATTCCAAAGGCATTGAGCAGATGGCTAGGAATTTGTGCAAAGAAAAGGGAATTGACGCAGATAAGGCTTTTGAGTCGTTTAAAAGCCAATTAGGAATGTGATACTAATTCTTGCAAGATTATGTATATAAAAATGAATTATGGAGGTAAATTCTATGTTTAACACAGGTAATTGTGCATCTGTTCCGCTTGTCGCAAACATTGACGGAAACGGAAATAACAACGGATGGGGCGCAGAAGGCTCATGGTTATGGTTCATCATCGTTATCTTTGCCATCTTTGGATGGGGTGGATTCGGTAACGGATTCGGAGGAAACGGAATGAATGGTGGTGTCGGAAGCGAAATCCAGCGCGGATTTGACAACCAGGCAGTTGTGTCAAAACTTGACGGCATTTCGAATGGTCTTTGTGACGGATTCTATGCAGTACAAAACGGCATGAACGGCATCAACACAAACATTTTGCAGACCGGATTCGGCATTCAGCAGGCTATCAATGCTGATACAGTCGCTAATATGCAGAATACAAACGCATTACAGTCACAGCTTGCTAACTGTTGCTGCGAGACAAGAGAAGCTATCCAAGGCGTAAACTACAACATGGCAACTAACACTTGCGCTTTGCAGAACACCATGAACAGCAACACGAGAGACATTATCGACAGTCAGAACGCAGGAACACGCGCTATTCTCGATTATCTCTGCAATGAAAAGATTTCTAGCTTACAGGCAGAAAATAGCGACCTTCGCAGAGCGGCTTCACAGGATCGTCAGAGTGCATTGCTTACAACTCAGATGGCAGCTCAGACGCAGCAGATTATCAATGCAGTAAATCCGTCTGCTATCCCGGCATATGTCGTACCTAATCCAAATGCTTATGCATATGGATGTGGATGCAATACAGGATGTGGCTGCTAAAACTGAATAATTGAGTATCTTAATTGAGTTTAACTCGATCATGTCTGCTATGCAGTATTACTTACAATCAAAGGGCAGACTGTAATGTTTGCCCTTATTTTGTGAAAGAGAGGTAAAAATAATGGAAGTAACAGGAATTGCATTACAAGCCGTTGCTGCTGGAGAAGATGTTGCATTCACAGAAACAGCAGTAAACGGAACAAAATGTATCGTACACAGACAGGGAAGTGGAATTATCAAGTTAAGAGGTATCACCAATCAGTGTAAGGCTAGATTTTTGGTATCGTATTCCGGCAACATTCAGATCCCGACAGGCGGCACAGTTGGAGAGATTTCTCTTGCAATCGCGGTTGATGGAGAGCCTTTGCAGTCAACAAAGATGATCGTAACCCCTGCGGCAGTTGAGAATTTCTTTAATGTATCAGCACAAGCATACGTTGATGTGCCTTGCGGTTGCTGCAGTACCGTAGCCGTGCAGAATACATCCACACAGGCTATCGAGGTTCAGAACAGTAATTTGATTGCAGTAAGGGAGGCTTGATATTATGCATAAATTTGCGAAACAGATTATGGATTGCGTGAAAGCCCACGTTGATGGCATCGGAATCGAGAATTTTGAGGGTCAAAACCTTGATGATCTTAAGGACTGGACGGAGATTGCAAAGAACATCGTATGCTTTGACAAAGACTACAACATTGTTGAAGCCATGAAAAAGTCTGAAGATGAAGAAATTATGCGCATGGTGGAAGAATTTGGGGACTATCCGGAAAGAAGATACTACAATGAGTACCGGTACTCAAACGGAAGATTCGCACCAAAAGGGCGTGGAACACGCAGAGGATATGTAGAACCTCCATATTACCATCAGATGCCGGAAGATTACCGAGAGTGGGAGAGCATGCCGGAATACGACCGAATGAGAGACCTTGACAGAATGAGTATGGGGAAGATGTATTATTCAGAGCCTATGAGCGGAAATAATGGCATGAGTACCGGTACTCACGATGCAAGAGAGGGCAGAGCCGGTATGAGCCGGAGAAGCTACATGGAGACAAAGGAAATGCATAACGGAAATTCACCGGAAGATAAGGACGCAAAGATGAAAGAACTTGAAAAGTACATGAAATCTCTTTCGGAAGATGTGACTGAACTGTTTTCCGGTATGTCCCCAGAAGAGAAACAGTTGACCAAGACAAAGCTGACTACGCTTGTCACGAAAATGTAATAGAGAGGGCATTTTGCCCTCTTTGTTTGCGAGGTGGTAAATTGTTCACGATAAACAATAAAGTTTGGAATTTGGTCAAAGTATCGCGTTACAGCGATATGCTACAGAGAAGTGACGGAAGCAGAACGGTAGGAATGACCGACAGGAACACGAAAACGATATATCTTGCGGATGATCTACGCGGAAAATTCCTTGACCGTGTGTTATGCCACGAATTATGTCATGCGTTCTGTCTTTCGTATAATGTATACATGGATATTGATACAGAGGAAATCATAGCAGACTTCTTGGCTACATACGGAAGAGAAGTATTTGAAATAGCAGACAGACTATTGATTGAACTTATGGAGGTTGCATAATGGATAAAATTTCAGAACTCTTACAGTATGTGCGCCGGACAAATCCGGAAATGACGAGAGAAAGGCTGATAGAAGAGTTGAGCAAAAGTGATTATGCTGCGCGGTCTTTGATTTTTACGAAAGAAAATTTTTTCCGCGCCGCAAAAAATATTTCGTAATTTTTTTGTACCCCCTGGGGTAGAGTTTTTGGGGTCGAGATTCCATTTTCACGGATTCCCCAAAACGTGTAACAAACGTGCAAATATCTGCGACATTCCGCAAATAACACAAATACACCATATATTATGTTATATATAGATAATGCACTGATGATATTTGATAATATTGCCGGTCACAGGCAAACGCCAAAAGACGCTTGCCCGGCTTAGTTACAATCTAGCATAGACCGCATTTTACCACTTGTCAAGATAGTTTTTCCCGTCGTACCGGCTGTAAGTGTGTGTTATGTTTTCCGGTCTTTGCGTGATCTGCATCCAGTCACCGCCACGTTGGACGGTTATTTTGGTTTTTGCAGACTCCACCCATTCCACACCCTCGAACTTGGAATAGCCGCACATTTTGCCAAATATTTCCGGATAGCCAAGAGCAGACACCCGGCGCATGATTTCCCTTTTGCCGATATACTCATATTTCCCCATCTTTCACACCTCCTTATATCGTGTTTATTTGTCAATGCGCGTTATATGTCCGCATCCGGCTGAACGGTGTGCAATCTGTTTTTTGTTGGAGATGCACAAGCTCCAAAGTGCCGCAATAGTGACGGCTTGCGATCTTGCCGCCGCTCTTAATGATAGAACGGTAGAAACGAGCTTTCCCGCGTGTCTTGCGTCTGCATTAAAGCAGATCAACCGCGATTATTTACGGCTGCGGCGCGCCGTGTGACGGCAATATGCCGCCATATAACCCGATGCAGTCCCAATATATGACCATCGGTTAATAAATCCACGCCGCCGGAATCGAACCGGCTCACAACGCCACCAGGCACGCGGAAAGGGGCGGAAGAGTACCGCCCTAAGTGCTTTATTTTGCTTTTTTAACCGATATAATACGATCATCGGTTTTATCCTTTGGCGTGCCGTTGTCGCTGATCTTAACAATAACTTTCTGTCCGTCTTTAAAATGCAAGTCGGTGTCCGTGTCGGACATTTCCCAGATGTTCCCGTCTGCGGTATAGATGTCAAAACCTTTCCCAGTCAGTCTTTCGCAGTCCTCGTAGGTATAGGTATAACTAAAATTCCGTACGGTTCCGCGCACTTTGTAGGTGCGCGCGGCCTTTGCTTCCGTTGTTGCTGGTGCAAGGTTTACAAGGGTAACTGCAGTTAATACAATAGCTAAAATTTTCTTTTTCATGACTGTTTTCCTCCGTTTTTTGTTTTTATGCACTCAAAATTGAGTAAAACCGCCGCCGGTAGTGATCCGGCGTGCATCCTCTGCGGTTATTTTAATTCAAAGGCATAATATAAAATTTCCCCGTTATCTCCCTTTACTGCCTTAACGGTGGTTAATTTTTCTAATGCTTGTGACATTGGGGAGCCATATGTTCCACGCTCCCAAAGCCTGGACTTTTCCGCCATATTCCAAAAGCAACCAACTTCTATACCTGTTGCAAATCCTGAATACTTCGCAAATGTCTTTTTGATAAAATTTTCGCACCATTCAACCTTGATTTTTCTCATTTTCCTATTCCTCCACATTCTAAATTTTTCCGGTTATTCCGGTAAAAAGCAAGCCGGGGAATCGAACCCCGGAAAACGCCGCCGCTTGCCTAATCTGCTAAAATCTGTCTAGCCGTGTTAAATACATACAATCTGTTGTGGCTGTGCCGCTTAAAATCTCCGTTTTCAGTAATCACGCGCCCGCTATTTGGGTATTTGAGGCTTACAACGGTTAAATACTTGTTTAAAAGTTCATCCGGGCATTTTAGGCATTCTATAGCGTTTTCTATGGTGCTTTTCTTGCTATTGCAATAAATTCCCTCAATGCGTACCCCTTTTTCTTTTTCCAGCTTGTCAAACTCTTTCAACAATTCTGCTTTTGTCATATAATCAACCATCCTTTCATTATTCAAAAATGAACCCGTAGCCGCTAGTCTGTGCGGCTCTCTGAAATTCTTCTTTTCCGTACTTTTGATACATCTTTTCAAGGTTCGCGGAAATGTCAAACCCTGCAAGTTTTAACTCAAACAGTATTTGTATTTTGTCGTCCATGTTTTCCCTTTCTGGTCTGCCATCATCAGAGCCGGGAGACCATCCCGCGGCTGACGCTCCAGATCGGAGCGTTTCGGCTAATCAAGAAATTTTTCAATTTCTTCATCCGTCATATTTTCAACTTCCTTTCGTGCCGGTATTGGGTTCATTTCCATTTCCCCGACTAAATAAGCAAATGCAATGCTGGAAAGCATTGTTCTTTCTTCCCTGCTCATGCGTCTTCCTCCTCAACATATTTTTTAAGATCGCTTTCTGTTAAATGATCAGCTACTAAATTGTGATCCTGATTGTATAACTCATATTCATTTTCAACGGTTCCGAAAAAACCGTCGAACTGGTTGCATACGTGATAACCAGCTTTTTCTAATTTCTTAATAATTTCGTTCATTTCCGTTTCCTCCGTTTCCTGTGCTTCATTTGATACTTGTATTATACAGAAATTAAGCACTAAAGTATATAGGCAAAACATACAAAATTAAGCACTAATATTATATTAGAAATTGTACATTATTATTAAGCACTAATTAAGTATTGACAATTAAGCACTAACTATATATAATGTAAGAAAAAATACGGAGGTGCAGAAAGATGGACGAAAACACAAAAGCAGAAAAGAACAGGCAAGCGGTAAAGAAATGCATGAGTAATAAAGATAGAATAAACATTATATTACCGCTTGGAACAATAGAAAGAATCAACTCATACGGATTAAAAACAAGCGCATTTGCTAGAGAATTGATTCTTGCAGAACTCGATAAAATGGATAGAATGAAAAAATAATGAATTAAGCACTAATTAAGTATTGACAATTAAGCACTAACTATATATAATGTAATCAGATCAAAGAAATAGAGCACCGAAAGGAGAAAAGAACATGATTAAATGGAAAGCAACAAGCGTGAACGGACTTGTGGAATATGAGCAGGAAGCGGAAAGCTTCAAGGAGCTTTTTGATGAACTGGACGAAAGGGGAATAATTAGCGATCCAGATTTTCCACTTTATGATACGGCACTCTTGGAAAAATACGGGAAATCATTTGATGATGCCGATTTTAAAGATGAGAGCGGCGAACTTGATTATGGGAAAGTTGATAATTTCTTAGATGGAAAAGAGTTATCCGATAAGGAATTATACGAATTAATATGCTCCCGGAATGGAGAAGCATATTATCAAAAATTTATGAGAGAAACCGAAAACGGCATCGTTGAAATCGGGGAATCAGATTTTGATAAAACCGGCAAATACAAATATTAAAAATGCCGGTGGATAATCCACCGGCAACAGTCACGTAAATTTGAATAGGTACTAAACCTAATCTTCCATAACTTACGTGGCTAAGAATAACATATAATAGATCAAAAGTCAAGAAAATATTTTGACAACATTTATATTAACCATACAAGAAAGGAGAAACGAGATATGAAAATTAACGGAATAGGGGTAGTAAAGAAACAGGATGCAATGAGCATCTTAACAAGAGAGGGAAGAAAAGCCGTAAAAACCGGATCGATTACAACTGAAGAACTTGGTCAGATGTACAAGTTAAGACAGATTGAGAAAGCTTCCAAAATCGGCAGTATGGGCGATACATTCCGGGAATCGTATAAGTGGATTCCGGACGATCTGAAAGAAGAGCTTACACCGGAACAGCTTGGAAAACTCGTAGATAGCTTTTATGAATGCTACGGAGCAGGAAAGAACGCATAAGAAAGAGAGGAAAACATTATGACAGCAAATGAGGTATTAAAAAATTTAAAGGCAATGATCGGAAAAGAAATGGATTTTGACGATGTTGTATGTGCGTTTGAAGATTTCGAGGAAGGTGGAGAAACAAGCGTATATGTGGGAGAGAGCAACAATAACGGATATGACTATATAGCATATATTGACGCTCCGGAATCCACACAGTTTTTAATTAAAGTGAACCACGAGGACGTTATCGAAGACGTGTGGATGTTATAATGGGCGAATATATTCGTTATAATGGAAGCCGTGTAAAAAACATAAAAGGACAGCATTTCGGGCATTTGATTCCGCAGAAAGTAGTGGGGATAAAAAATAAATATGCAGTTTGGGAATGTCTATGTGAATTATGCGGTGGAACAAGAGAAGTTTCTGCAAAGCGTTTAAACTCCTGCAGTAACACAACAATGTGCGAAAAATGCAAAAAAGAAAGAGAGGAAAACAAAATGAAGAACTACAAAGAATACGAGAAAAGGTTTATAGGGTCAAGCGATATTGCGGCATTAATACTTGTCGGATGCGATGAAAACGGATTGAAAACAAGCACTCTTGATTTTGGCGAAGATGGAAGCTACATGGCATACGTCGTTGACGAGGACGCGGAGATAGGTGCACATTATAAAAAAGTTGCTGATTTTAAGCACTGGCTCAAGATTTATGATGATGACGAATTGACATACCGGGTTAATGCACAGGAGATAAATATATATCGCGCTGGAGATTTTGGTTGTATCATACAGACGATTGGCAAACATTAAAAGAAATCGAGTGGGAAAGATTAAGAATCTGACCCACTCATTTTCATCACTGAGAATATAATTATTTCAATCCGTGCATCCGGGGGAATTGCTCCAGATACCACGCGCAGAGCATCCACTGCACGCGACGCAAAAACATAAATTAAATGCTTTGCTTTTACTAAAAAGACTATTGTTTCAATCCGTGGTCGCCGGGATCGCTGGCGGCACCACATCGGCAAGCATCCATGCCGTGTGACATATCTATAGTCTATCATAAGATCGGGCAAAATGTAAGTAAATATTTAACAAAGGGCAACTTTTCTGGCTGCCTTTTCTTTTTGCCATGTCCAAAATCAACAACGCATCAGGGCATATCTTACAAAATCTCCGAAAAACCGTAAACAAACCATAAAACTTTTCTTAAATTTTTATAAACAATGATAGTTGTATTAGGTTCTTGACAAGTCCGAAAATGATAGAATAGTATCAGTTTTTACAAAAAATCGTCTGACAATCGTCTGACATAAGGCGAAATAATCGTCTGACGTCGCTTTTTCAGAACTATGTTCTCTTTCTCTATCTTTTTCTTAATCTTTTAAATTAATAATAATATACTGTATCTAAAGCCTATAGGTTTATAGTAAGTGTATATCCGCATACGCGCGCGGCGTAAGTATATAATACCACCGTAAAAAATTAAGGCTTGACTTTAATCCCGGAAATAGTGTATACCAGAATCAAAGAGATTAAACAGAACGGAGGTGTGAATAGTATATGCAGGATATAAAGAGTGTAGAGAATGTAGATCTTACAAGCCTTATAGTGGATCTAGGTACAGTACAGATATACACATCAACTGTACAAGATTTAATAGACAACGCTTGTATAGAATTCCACATCGAAGATTTGTTAAAAGCTGGACAGAGACAGTGGAAAGCTGTTATGCAGTATGTTGGTATGCATTTATTCCCGGATACAAAAGCATTAAAAGATAAGAGCTTAAGTCCTCTTGGTAATGCAACTATACCGACTAACTGCAATAGGTATGATAGAGAGGTATTATATAAGCTTTGTGATTATTATATATACATCTCCAATGTGTATAGCAAGTTGGTAAGTACGGTAGCATTTAGTTATTTTTGTAATATACCTACGAACACAATGGATATATGGGCTAGTGATGAACCAAGTTCGCTGACTTTCAAGATGTGGCAAAAATTGCAGCGATCCCGTAAGGATTGTATCCTAGATCGTGCATATGATTCCAATAGCCCTGTAGGCACCATGTTCGTGGGAAATAATGAATTCGGCATGAATCAGCCCGGCATTGGCGATAATGCCACGCAACGCAAGGCAATCACAGCGCAGGAGCTGCCAAGATTGGACGAGAAAAAGAGTCAAGAATTGCACGCAATTGATACACAATTTACGGATGCAGCGGCAAATAATACGGTTTAAATTGTGTGTGATTATTCTACAATTCACAAATGCAGTAATATCAATGGTTGTAGCGTTTCTACTGTTCGTAAACTATTCGGAAAAGTTAGGTTTTGCGAATAGTTGCAAGGGTATGACGTGAATTGTATTAAAACAATTTGATTTTCACACAATGACAACAGAACGAAACGGAAAATATTTTAGATTTCCATGTTTGCAAGAAAAGGATGGGGAGGGGGTCTGACAGAAAGACCACCGGGCGGCTACTAAGTCCCTCAAATTCCTACAAAAACAAAAAGTCTTATTCAGACAAAGGAGCATACATGAATCCACTGAAAATTACAGAGCCAATAGATTCTACAAACGCAGAAGAATTTCAAGAAGAGGTAAACAGAGTAATAAAATCACTGTCTGAGTCTTATCGTGAGATAGTAGACATTAAATATTCTACACACGTATTCAATTGCTGGAAGAGAGGTTATAGCGCAATAGTGCTTTACCGATAGCAATAAAAAGCCACTTACAACACACCCATTGACTTTCATCGTAAATAGGCTATAATAAATTTATAACAATTCACTTTCACGTTGCGAATCGCAACTACATTTCCAAAAAATTTTTTAAAAACAAAAAGAGTGTTTCGGACAGGAGAATGATATATGACCGGGAATGAGTATCAGGCTTTAGCAATGAGAACTTGCAATATTCCATACAATCAGAAAAATGACATGCTTAGACACGCAGTGTTTGGACTTACATCAGAAGCAGGAGAAGTTGCAGGCATTTTGCAAAAGGAATATCAAGGTCATGAGTTTGACAGAGAGCATATGAAAAAAGAATTAGGAGATTGTCTGTGGATGGTTGCAGAAGCATGTACTGCACTTGAATTTGATATGGACGATGTAATGCAGACGAATATTGATAAATTAAAGGCAAGATTTCCAAAAGGCTTTGATGTTGATATGGATTTGCACAGGAAGGCAGGAGATGTGTAATGGGTGAATGAGAACAGTGCTGCGGCACCTACAAATATGGCTTATGTGTCAAGACAAACGGTTATGTTTGTTCAAACGGCGAAAGCGATTATGCCGCTGATTTAGTAGAATACATCCATTCATGCGATTTTTGGGAACAGAAACAGGGAAAACTGAAATGAATGAAACATTGATGAAAACCGAGTATTCCACAGCTTTTGATGAAAAGCGCAAAGGTCTGATTGAACAGTCGTATTACAAATACGGACCGGCAAGAATGAATTTTGCAAACGGGAATGTGGATGCAATCGAAAGTTTAAAAATGTGCCTTGCCAAGTTTGAAGAAACCGGAAATCTTGAATATCTGTGTGATGTTGCGAATTATGCAATGTTCCGGTTTATGTTTCCACAGCAGGGCGAGTATTTCGAACATACGAATTCTGATGAATCTGCCGGACTTTGCGGTATGAGCGTAAATGAAATGGAACGATTCAAACAGGAACACAACTTTGAGGATGGGGGATATTGATATGGCTTTGAAAGTTATTGCAACAGCGACAGATGCTCTTGTAATACTTGGACTTATGGGAGAACAGGTAAAACAAAAAGACAATTCAAACGCAATGGGGTATTTGTTTTCATACGCGATCTTTGCAATGAATATTATGACCATTTGGAAATGATGGGCTATCGCCAAGCGGTAAGGCACAGGATTTTGATTCCTGCATTCCGGGTTCGAATCCCGGTAGCCTAATTGGTTACATGCTGACGTTTCATGTAACCGCGTATGTTTTTCATATGTACTTGAACCCTTGGTTGAGTGATTCAAGCATTTGGGTTCCTCCTTTCGCCACTAGGACGATTCTGTTAAGGACGGTGCGAGACCGTCCGGTGGCTTTCCATCATGCGTCTATCCAACGGCACATGATCGTGCAACGCATAGCACGTAAAACATATTGCTAACCGTCTGATGGCGGTTATGGGGATTTAATTCAGTGGTAGAAGACACGGCTTATATCCGGGTTGTCGCGGGTTCGATTCCTGCAATCCCAACGATAGGTCTTGCGTATTCTTTAACAAGAGTATGCGAAGTGGATTATAAAAGAAACGCACAACAAACAGGCTGCGAGTAGGAAGTACAACAAAAGCAGTTCAGACAGGACACTCGAAAATATCCATATGCGTTTGGTAGCCTTTGATCGAGTGCATCTTGTCAGTTCAATTACATTTGTTGTACACGAAAGACACGGAATCTCACGAGGATTCCGATTTTTGCTATGATTGGGGTGTAATATGAAAGATTGCTCAATTTGTAAATATTGTGATGAAGATTTTGTTTTTGATGAAGAAACGGGAGAAGAATATCCGTTTTATGGATGCCAAAAAGGGAATGACACATCACTTGATTATAAGTGTAAAGACTTTGAACAATACAAACCGAAAAAATATAAAGAGAAAAATACCGAATGCGATATATGCGAATACATAGAAAAATGTGCAAAATATAGTTCTGGGATAGACTGTACAACCCACAGAGATACAAAAACACATATTATTTATCCGCAAGACAAATGTATTAAAAGAGCTTATGATTGTACAGATTTTAATAATAGCTTAGAACATAGACATATTGACATAGACCAATGGTTTAGAACTGTTAATATGCCTACAAATGAAGAAATAAAAGTATTTAAAAGGGCAAAAGAACTAGGTGTTGAGATACCTAAAGATATTGAAAACTATTTCAAAGAATATGGGATTGAGGTGTAATATGTGTGAATTTTGTCGGTATAAAAAGAAAATCATTGATGGTAAAGGAAATTCAGTTCTTTTTGGAGCTGGAAATAACATGATTTTCGACAATAGCGATGGAAAAGAGGTTGCAGGAGCTGTAAAAATTAATTTTTGCCCTATGTGCGGTAGAAAACTGGTGGAAGAATGACTAAACCGATATACACATATACTTCGATTCACATAAAAGAGGCGTTTCAATTTGAGCAGTTACTTGAAAATATTTTTAAGGGAATGAACGTTTCATATAAGAGAAAAAGTGAGTATATGGAATTTGAAACCGATAAATTTACTTTGATATGCGCACCTTTGTTTTCAAATAATTGCTTGCCATACAAGCGGTGTTCATGCCTTATCCTTAACCTTGACTATTCAAGGATTCCGTTTGCAGCATATGACAAGGTAGATTATGCAGTAGAAAACATTTTACATGAAATACATCACGACACAGAAGTTATTGACAAAAACAATTTTATGAAAATTATCAAGAAAATGTACGAGGTGGAAGAATGAAACATCAAAAAGAATGGCACACTTGCGACAGGTGCGGTGCTGAAATAGAAAAGCCTAAAATATGGTATGACCGAATGTTCCCTTATCTAAGAACCGTAAATTTAAAAAGACCTATGCGTTTCAGAGAAATATTTGCAGAAATTGAACAAGGGAGAATAGAACCGGTTATAAGTAGAGACGGTATAGACAGTATTATATTGGACGAATACTATTGCACAAAGACAAAGCAAATTGACTTATGCCCTAAGTGCAGGAAAGATTTTGAGAGGTTTATGAGGAATGACCAGAATTAAAGAAATACTTCATTGCCTGCAATTAGATAGCAGAATAAGGCACAATATAAAATACGCACAAAGAGAATGGTTCTTTTCGTACTTTAAGCACTTTAGAAAAGATTTAAACATGCCATTACTCAATAGTATCAAGCAAGCAAGAGGAATATCGAAAACTATTTTAGAAAGATGGTATATGCAAGACCTTGTACATGATTCTGTAATGCGTATTAGATATTCGAGGAGATGCAATACTCGTGTGTGCAGGGCTGCTAGGAATGATTAGAGGTTTATGAAAAATGATTGTTAATACGGGAACCCAAACCTATGAAATGAGCCGCAAGCAGGCAAAAGCTATCCTTGGAACGGCTAAGAAACTTGCAAATTGCAACATATACGGCATTGAAAAAGGTAATGTGGTGATTATGCTGAATGAAAAGTATGAGGACGATATGAGCCTTAAAAAAGCCGTAGAGGAGTATAAAAAGAAAGGGTTCAAGGTACATTGGAAATGAAAATAATCAAAGAAGGCAGCCTTAGGTACGAAAGAAAACCTTTAAAGTTTGAGTGTAAGAATTGCAAAACCGTTTTTGAAGCGGAAAAGACTGAATATGAATATTGTGGAGATCAAAGGGAAGGCGACAACTACAAGTGCGAATGCCCTTTGTGCCACAAAACAGTATATTACAGCTAAAATAATGATTGCTGATTATCAGCGGAAAGGAATTTTTATGAAAAAATTATTTGTAAGCGTGCCAATGAAAGGCAGAACAGAGGAAGAAATCAAAGCAAGTATTCAGAAGATGAAAAAGATTGCTGAAATATATGAGGGCGAAGAGTTAGAACTTATCGACAGCTACATTGAGGATAACCCACCTAAAGACAGCAAAGAAGCTGTATGGTATTTAGGAGAAAGCCTTAAGAAGCTGGCACAGGCTGATGTGTTCATGGGAATATGTGAGAGATATGATTGGAACAGCTGTTGCATTGAAATGGAAACAGCAAATAAATATGGCATTAAAGCATATGTGATTCCGGCAAGGTATGTAATTGATGATTATAATGCACTTATAAACAAATTGCATCCGGTTTGCAATGAAGGAATGCCAACATTCTAACAAAATTTTACCGGCTAACAAATGGAGTTAGTCGCTACCCTAAAACAGTTATAGGCAGAGGTCAAGGCACTTCTGCTTTTGCGGAGGTGCTTTTTATTTGGCTTCAAAGCAGTTAATCAATGCAGTAAATGGATATGAAAACTACATACAGAGAAAAGGCGTTGATGAACAGGTAATAGATGCCCTTTTGAAAGCGTGCAATGTGGCAATTCGGACGGAAAAAGACGTTGACTATGGATTGACTATAACCGAAAGAACAAAGGCTTTAATAAACGAATATACGCAGAAAAACGCGGGTGGTAGCATATGGGAACTTGAACGATATGCGCAGGATCACGACATTAAAGGCGGATACAAACTTGTGGATCAGTTCTATGAAGTCTTGCGATTAGAGAGCTTTTATCGTTTCGAGAGCTTTATTTACTTTATGGAGCGCAAAAGAAATTGGAGTAAACGGTTTTATTATCCACGCCGCAAGACACTGAATATAGTCGCTCAAGATCTTGAAGATTTGGAAAACCGGAAGATTAAATTTTACGGATTGTCAATGCCATCGCGTGTCGGTAAATCGACTATCTGTATTTTCTTTCTTGCGTGGGTAGCTTTGCGCAGACCAAACAGCCATAGTGCTATGGGTGGTCACTCCGGTATTTTGGCAAAAGGTTTTTACAAAGAACTGATGAATCTTTTTACCACAGAAGAATATACGTTTGCGGAACTTTTTGCTTATTGGCATCCGGAATACGCAAACGCATCAATTCCGACAGACAAGAGTGCGGACGAATTTACAATTACACTTGGAGATCCGGACAGATTCGCAACCGTAACGTGCCGTGGTATTGATGGAACATGGACAGGAGCGGTCGATGTTTCAAAAGATGGATATTTGTATGTCGATGACTTGGTGCGTGATCGAGAGCATTCATTAAGTCCTACTCGAATGGAAAACACATACCAAGAGTACCTAAACAAGATGGTTGACCGTAAAAATGACGGCGCAAGGGAATTGATGGTTGGTACTCTTTGGAATGTTTTAGATCCATTGGAGCGAATGAGAAAGCAATATGAGCATGACCAACAATACCGATTCCGTAAGATTCCGGCACTTAATGAAAATGACGAAAGCAATTTTGCGTATGAAATCAACGGATTTTCCACGGAATACTATCGGGATATGCGAGATAAGCTTGACAATGCCGAATGGATGGCTAAGTTTATGCAACAACCATATGTCCGCGAGGGATTGCTTTATACGGATTTGAGACTATTTAACGGAATCCTGCCGGATGGAGATTTCCGGCGTATTGGAGTTGTGGATGTTGCCTGGGGCGGCGGCGATAGCTTGTCAATGCCGATAGGGGCAGAATATGAAAACGGTGATGTTTATATTTACGATTGGGTATTCAACAAAGGCCCGAAAGAGGTAACAATCCCTCTTGTTGTTGGACGAATTATCGGGAATGAGATTCGGCAGACAAGATTTGAGGGAAATACAGGAGGAGATTTGTATTGCCAATATGTAGATGAAAAGTTACAGGAACAGGACTATAAATGTTCATGCACAAGCAGAAAAGCCCCAAACAAGGTTGAAAAGTTGTCGAAGATCATAGCGTATTCCGGTGATGTTAAGAGAAAATTCATATTTCTTGATACGCACCGACCGACGCAGGAACAAATGAAGAAAGATTCAGATCTTGGAGTAACAAGATATTACAGAAATGACGAATATCAAGCGGCTATGGATGAACTTTCTATGTTTGTAAGTATTGGCGGTAATGAACATGACGATGCGGCAGACGGTTTAACCCAGCTTGAAATGTTTATAGAGAACCCAAACAATACCGCAAAGGTAGAAGCGGCAGTAAACCCATTTAGGAGGTATTAGGATATGACAACAGACAAATATCTTTCGCAGATAAGCAGAATTGACCATGCGATTGCAAATAAGCTGGAAGAAATCAAAAGGCTATCCGATATGGCAACTTCTATATCTATATCTCCGAAAGAGGTGGATGTGCAATCATCTGGCAATCCCGACAAAATGGGGAGCGCGGTATCGAAGATTGTTGATTTGCAGAATGAGGTTCAGACACTTGTAGATGAATTGGTTGATAAAAGACGTATTATCATATCACAAATTGACAGTATGGATAATACAGATGTATATATCGTGCTTTCATCGCATTATGTCAACGGAAAAGATTGGAACTTGATTTCCGTTGAGATGAAATATTCCTACAGAAACATTATGAAACTTAGGAAAAGAGCATTGCAGGAGTTTGAAAGACGTTATGGACAGCTTTATTCTGAAAAGAGTGCATAAAAGTACACAATAGTTCACACTCTTTCACAACATTTCCTAAAACTTGCATGATATACTAAAAGAGTAGAAAAACAAATTTCTACAACCCCCAAAGTATATAACCCGCAAAAGGCACTGTCAGAAATGGCAGTGTTTTTTATTTACAAGAAAGAGGTTGCTATGAAAAAAGTAACTATATATTGCCCGGATTGCGGAAGAATTGCCGGACATTATGATGGGAGATCTACGATAGACCATCCGTGTAAATGTAAAAAATGCAATCATATTGTGATTTATCGCGTGGCAACAGGCAAGATTGAAACAAAGCCAATACCGAAGCGCGCTTGCAGTAGTGGAGTTTTATTTATATGAAGAATACACAGTATTTCCATGACCTTGTAAAAGGCAGATACGGAAGAAAAATTGCATATGCTAACGTAGAACAGATTACGGCAGACAATATCGTGAATGTTGTCGGAAACTGCATTGGTGCATTTTATTTCAACAAGACGATCATTCGTTATCTGTGGAACTACTACAAGGGCGATCAGCCTGTATTGTACCGAACAAAGGTACAGAATGCGGATATAACCAATAAGGTATCTGAAAACCATGCCTATGAGATTGTTCAATTCAAGGTTGGTCAGACTTACGGTGAGCCAATTCAGCTTATCAGTAGGAAAGACGATGAGCGTATAAACAATGCGGTTGATGAATTTAACGATTATCTGACCGATGCTAATAAGCAGGAAAAGGACATTAAGGCAGGAGAGTGGCAATCAGCAACCGGAACGTCGTTTAAGGCAGTGCAGATTACAAAAAATGAAGATATGCCATTTAGAATTGTTGCACCGACACCAATGAATACGTTTGTTATCTACAGCCAATCCACAGAAGAACCACTTTTAGCAATCCAAGAGCTTAAGGATGCCGATGGACAGATGTATAAACTCTGCTACACGGACTCTTACGAATGCAAGATTGTAAATGGAAAGGTTCGAGATTGGAAACTGCATGGCTTTGGCGGAATCCCAATTGTTGAGTTTCCGAACAACCATGAGCGCATTTCTGATATTGAGCTTGTGATCGGGCTATTGGATGCAATCAATACAATGCAGTCAAACCGAATGGATGGCGTTGAGCAGTTTGTTCAGTTTTGGATAAAGTTTGTAAATTGCGACATTGACCCGGAAACCTTTGAAAAAATGAAGATTTCCCATGCGCTGACGGTAAAATCCAATAATGAGCAGAATAAATCAGATGTTGACATTATGACACAAGAGCTGAATCAAACAGAGTGCCAAGTTGCAAAGGATGATTTGTGGGATAATGCACAGTCCATTCTTGCTATACCGACAAGAGAATCGCAAAATTCTGGTGGTGATACACAGGGGGCGGTATCTTTAAGGGCAGGATGGGACTTCTCTAAAACCAGGGCTAAACAAAAAGACCCGATAATAAAAACATCGGAAAAGAGATTGGCTAAAGTAATATTAAACGTAATAAGAATTAAAGACCATGATTTAGGGCTTACGGCAAGAGATTTTGATGTTCAAATCAACCATAGTCCTCTTGATAATTTATATACAAAAACGCAAGCACTCGATCAAATGTTAAAAGCTGGAATAAATCCAAGAATAGCAGTATCTACTTGTGGATTATGGGGAGATGCCGAAAAAGTATTTATACAATCAAAGCCATATTTCGATGTTTTGTATAAAACAGTAGATATGGTAAAAAAAGAAAATGAGAATACAAAAAAACAAGAACCGACAAGCTAATTCCTATCGGTTCTTGTTTTTACATAATCAGTTAAAATACTAACCATGAGATTGTTAAGAGAGCGAATTTCTTCTTTTGCAATAATCTCAAGAGAAGATTTAAGCTTCTTTTCCATAACAATTGTAGTTTTAACTTTACTTTCTGAAATTTTTCCTTGCGGCATATTATCACCTCTTTTTGTGTAGTATAAATTACCATCAAGTAATTGTCAAGTAACTTGCAAGTTGCTAGCAACTATGATATAATACATGTAAAGGAGATGATTATATGCCAGATAAGAAAATGGCAAGACATGTTACACATGGGTTGACAGGTAAAAGAGTTTATAAAACTTGGGAAAGCATGAAAGCAAGGTGCTACAATCCTAATGATGGGAAGTATGAGAAATACGGTGGGAGAGGGATTAAAGTATGCGAGGAATGGTTAGGGAAAGACGGGGCGAGGAACTTTGCGAAATGGGCTTACGAAAATGGTTTTGATGAAAATAAACACCAAAAAGAACAAAGTATTGACCGGATAGATGTAAATGGTAATTATGAGCCAAATAATTGCAGATTTACAGATGCAAAAATCCAAGCTAATAATAGAACAAATACTATCTTTCTTGAATATCAAGGAAAGACAAAATGCTTACAAGAATGGGCAGATGAAGTAGGAATATCAGAATCAACTATTCGTTGGAGATTGAATAACGGGTATTCAGCAGAAAAGGCACTGACTACCGAAGTAAAGAAAAATTCAAACGCAGGTAAGAGGTATTTGACATACAAAGGAGAAACAAAAACAGTTTCTGAATGGGCGAAGCATCTAGGATTTGACCCTAAAGTATTATATTCAAGAATAAAACGAGGGTGGTCAACAGAAAGAGCTTTAGAAACCCCAACTGGTGCCGACAAGTGGCATAAAACAAAATAATAAATTTGAAGATAAGACAGTCACCGAATAATCGGCGGCTGTTTTTATTTTATAAATTTTGCACCTATGCGTGAAATAGGAGAAATCACAAGTTGAGCAACCAACGTAAAAAAGCGTAGTGAATCGGAGGTAATTTATGACAAGGGAACAGGCAAAACAAAATCTTATCGCTATCGGAGTGGCAGAGCCTACGGATGAACAGGTAAGCAATTATCTGAATCAAGTCAATGGCGAAACAAAGAAAGAGAAAGACAGAGCCGATGGCTACAAGGCTAAAGCTGACACAGCAGATGGTTTACAGAAACAGCTTGACGAATTGCAGGCTGGAAATCTGACAGAGCTTGAAAAGGCAAATAAGGCATTAGACACAGCTAATCAGCAGATCGCAGAATTGCAGAAAAATAATGCTATTAGAGATTTGCGCGAAAAAGCTATGACCGATTTCAAAGTAACCGCAGAACAGGCAAAAGCAATTGTAAAAGAAGATGGCAGCTTTGATACAGCCGAACTTGGAAAGATTATGTCCGAAAAAGAGACCGCTGCAGCACAAGCCAAGGAACAGGAGATTGCAAAAGGCAGTACAAATCCGGGCGGTGGCACGGCTGGCGGCAATAAAGATAACGAAAAGACAGCGGATGTTGAAAATGCTGAAAAGATTACTTTTGGAAGCAATTCAGCTACCGCAGAAGCAAAAAATCATTATGTAATTTAGGAGGTAAAAATCATGGGTAAGCCTATTGAAAGAGATTTTACTCAAGAACTTGGTATTTTAAAACATTTCCCTTATCTGGGAGCCGCTTGTATTGTTCCACAGACAATGGTAACAAGCGCAGATGCAAACGGAAGAAAGATCGTAAAAGGTGGAACACCATTCCCATCCAACGATGAAAGCTGTGTCGGTTATCTGCTTAATGATGTTGACGTAACGATGGGTGATGCACCGGGAACTTACGTTTACGCGGGCGATATCGACAATGCGAAACTTACAAAGAACGGAGTAACTGTTGAGGAAACGGCAAAAGCCAAAACCCCAAGAGTTACTTTTTTTGATTAAAGAAAGAGGTGTAAATTATGGCATTACCATTAGCAGAAGCATTTACCGCAAGAAGTCTCGGTGTAATGTGGAATAACTATGAAAAGACTTTAGGTTCTCAACCTTATCTCGGCAGACAGAAATTTGGTACAAGAAAGCAGGAGAGCCTTGACCTTAGATTTATTAAGGGAAAGAGCGGTCTTCCGGTTTCACTGAAAGCATCTAACTTTGATGCACAGGCAGAGTTGAGAGATGTTGGCGGTTTCTCTGATATCCAAAACGAGATGCCTTTCTATCGTGAGTCCTACATGGTAACAGAGAGAGAGGAGCAGGAATACGACAATTACAGAAATGCAGAGAACACTTCTCTTGCAAATGATGTACTTCGTGAGATCAGCAAAAAGCCTATGATGCTGATCGAGGGCGCGAGAGTCGTACCAGAGAGACAGATTTGGAGCTTGCTTGCACCGGCTGACGGTGTACCGAAGATTGATGTAAATATCGGAAAGAAGAAGTACACAGTCGAGTACACCTCAGATGCTGGCGAAGCACACAAGAAAGATCACTTTGTTGAGATTTCAGGTGAAGCCGATAAGTGGAACGTTCCGGCAACGGCAACACCGCTTGATGATCTTATAGAGACAAGACGTAACTTTGCTAAGAAAACCGGATATTCTCTTACAAGATTCAGTATGAACACAGAGACATGGGAAATGGTATTAAAGGCAGAGGATACAAAGAAACAGGTTCTCGGTATTACTGCATACACAGGCGGTATTCGTTTACAGCAGTCGCAGGTAACTGAATATCTGCGCGGCTACGGAATTGAGATCGAGGTATACGATAAGTTATACGTTGATCCGGCTGACGGTCAGACAAAATACTTTATTCCAACAGGAATTGTATCTTGTCAGTGTGCCGGAGTTTATCTTGGTGACTATGTATTCGGAAAGACACCGGAAGAGAGAAGCGGAAGTCTTACAGACGGAAACCTTTCTATCGTAGAAACCGGAATTGCGGTTTACACATATGCTACAAACCATCCAATCAATACTCACTGCGTAGTATCCATGATCGGACTTCCAACATTTGAGGGAATGGACAGCGTTGTTGTAATGAAAGTTATGTAGGAGGTGATCCAGCGTGGTAGCAACACACACAATTAAATGTGGTGGAAAATGGTACAAGGCAGGAGAAAAAATGCCGGAGAGTAATTCTCCGGTATCTTCCGTTGGGTATACAAAGACCGAAATTAACAGAATGAGTACCGCAGACTTGCAAAAACTTGCCGCAGAGCAGGGAATTGAAAACGCACAAGCGACAAGCGGTGCGGAACTGAAAGAAATTCTGATTGCAAAATTTAATCTGTAGGAGATCGCTTATGTCATACACACTTGTCGAACAGGTAAAAATTCGTTTAAAACAATTTCATATAGAAGAGGTAGAGGACGAAACAACCGGGGAAAAGTCCGATAAAGTTGTGTTTGATGAAAAAGAATGTAACCCTTTGATTGAACAGCTTTTAGAACAGGCAAGAAAAGAGATTATCAGCAGACGGAACTATCCGGACACATACACGCAAGACCAGATTGACAGTGATGTTAAGAACTATGAAAACATTATGGTTAATTTGGCAGTGTACGACCGGTCGCAGGCAGGAGAAGCATACATGGCAAGTTTCTCCGAAAACGGTGTGAGCCGTACATGGAAAGACCGTGAAAGCCTTTTTGTCGGAGTGTTTCCGTTCGTAAAAGCAATGTAATTAAAGAAGATTGAGCGTGACCATATTGCCGATGTCGGTAAAATGGTTGCAGGCGGCGCACATTAAGCGGTGGTGGGCAGTGCGCAAAAAGGAGATTCAAATGAAAAGTATTTTGATTCAAACTTATCTTGTGGCACTTCCGATAGTGCTTGGATATATAGTTTGGCTTCTTAAACAACAAAAGAAAAGCAGGGATGCGAACAGCAAAGGAACAATGCTCCTTTTGCGTGTCCAGCTTATTGAATACCATGCAAAGTACACCAGAATCGGAGAAATACCGTCATATGCCTATCAGAACTTCTGTGAGATGTATGATGCGTATCATGCGTTAGGTGGAAATGGAATGGTTACGAAAATGAAACATGAAATTGAAGAGATTCATATAGGGAAAGGAGATAAGAGCCATGAGGAATTGGAAGGATTGGACTAAGAAAGCCGGAATCCGAGCAATCAAGACTGTTGCACAAGCGGCGATTGCCGGAATTGGAACGGCGGCATTTATGGGCGCGGTGGATTGGAAATATGTTCTTTCTGCATCAGTACTTGCCGGAGTGTTATCACTTCTGACGAGTGTTGCCGGAATCCCGGAGGAAAACACCAATGCTTGACATTAACAAGCAGAAAATGAAGTATTCGCAATCCGGTCAGAGGGTATTCATCCCACAAACTGACGAAAATGGAGATATTTTCTATGAAGGGTACAAGGATTCCGATGGGAACTTTGTACCTTATTTAGATTCCGAAGGTAACAAGATTCCAAAGGGCGAGGAAGTTGAAGGGTTTTCAGAACCTACGACATTCCAAGCCAATATCAGCAATAAGCTGTCAGAAGCCCTTGTGAAAGAATTTGGAATTGATGATAGTACATCATACTGTCAGCTTGTCACGGATAAAGGATATTTACCACTGAAAGCCGGTGACGTTGTGTGGAAACGTTCAGAAGTAAAACGCACTGATGATGGACTTGTGGATTCAGAAACCGCAGATTATATCGTAAAAGGCGTCGCTGACGAAGGACTGACCACGGATTTATTTCTTCTTCGAAAGAATATTAAGTAGGTGATTGTATGAAAAAGAAACCTATTTCAATGACACTATCCACTAAGTCCATACAAGACGCTATAAAGAAATTAGAACAGTACCGCGATAGTTTACAGGCTAAATGCGATTTACTTGTTTCTAGGCTTGCACAGATAGGTCAGACGGTGGCAATACGACACATATCGGAATCTCCAATAGGGAACACGATAACGGTAAGGGTTGATAAATCACCACAGCTAATGACCTCGAACGCGATTCTGATTGCAACCGGAAAAACGGTAACGTCAGAAGATAGAGAACCGTTCTATACTTTGTTGGCTGTGGAGTTTGGAGCAGGAATTTTTTACAATTCCGAAGAGAATCCAAAAGCACCGGAACTTGGATTCGGTGTCGGCACGTATCCGGGGCAAATACACGCTTTTGAAGATGGTTGGTACTATTGGGACGATAAGACCGAAACATGGCGTTATACCCACGGTATCAAAGCCACAATGCCTATGTACAACGCGGAACAACAGATTATACAACAGTATGTAAAGATTGCAAGGGAGGTATTTGGTGGAAAATGAGTTAAACAGTTGGGCACTTGATTTTGAAGATACCTTATGTTCCCTTTTGAAATCGTACATGGAAAGCAAGGTAAGAGGAATTAAAGTGACGCAAGATGAAGAATCGGGTGGCACCGCAATATTCCCGACACTTTTAGTCAGACAAATCGGTGGCACAGAAGCCGGACGAACGAATGAAGCAAAGACAATCAACGCAATTCGCCCAACATTTCAAATCACAATTACAAACAAAGGTTCAAGAAAGGCAACTAAGGACATCGCAGCATATGCGGTGTCTTTTTTTAAACAACAAATGTTTGAGGTATCAAATGTAATTCAAACAATTTCCAAGCAAGTGCGAACGGTTACATTCCGCGCAACTCGCGTAATTGGAAACATTGAGCATTTAGATCAGCTATAAGCAGAAAGGAAGTAGAAAATATGGCATCAACAAGTTATAAAACGCGTGTCATTGTAAAAGAGCACACGGAAAAACAGGCCGATTTTGCAGGAACATACAATCTTTTGGTTGCGGCTAAGTCAGTTCCAAGCCCTGCATCACCGCCAAACACAGTTGAGTCAACCACGATGGAAGATGACCAGCAGACCTTTGAAAAAGGAATTAAGACTTCTGATTCAAGAGAAATCACAGGAAACCTTGAAAAAGAATATCTTTCAAAGGTGGATGGATATGGAGATAAAAAACTTGATATTATCCATCTGTACGGAACTGACGGTATTGGTGGCGTAGCGAAGTACGCATATGTAGGAACTGCAACAGCAACACCTAACGATGTAGGTGGAAACGATGAAATCCTTGAAATGACGGTAACAGTTATTCCAAGTACAGCATCAGAGCTTGTTACAGATAAGCTGACTGTCGTTGATAACAACGATGGCACATTTACCGTAACAGTGGTGGGGTAAAAAGCCTATCGGACGAGCAATCGACCGCACCGGTAGGCGAGGATGAACGGTCGATCGCAGAACTTGAAGCAATAAGATAAGCAACAATGGGGCGGTGGCAATACTGCCCCTTGCCAATATAGGGCAGAAAGGCAAGGTAAAACATGAAAGTTAAATTAGGTGGAAAAGAATATACAATTCAGTTTGCAACAAGACCATCGTTAAAATCACATATCTTACAGGATATTATGAAGACACAGGACATGGAAGATATTTCCTCTATGGAAGATATTCTTCTTGAAACGCTTCCTAAGACACTTCTTGTGGGATTGCAGATGCATCACAATGAAGAATTTGGATATGATTACAAAACAAACAAGGGCTACGATGAGCAGCTTGAGAAGGTGTCCGACATTCTCTACGATGCGATTGATACAAACGAGATTAACTGCATGGATTTATTTGCTGATATGCAGGAGGAAATGATGACAAACGGTTTTTTAGCACAGATGATGGAGTCATTGGAGAGAGCACAGAAAGCGGAGAAAAAGACTCCATCCAAGGCAAAGACCAAGAATTAACATGGGAATATTACGTTGCGGAAATCCGTCCGTTTTACCTTATGGTAACGAAAGGCTACGGATTTTCCGTTGATGATATAGATATGATGAATCCAGAGTTGCTTAAGCCTTATGTGGATGCGTATAAGGCAGAATGGAAGCAACGCGACATGGAAATGTATATGTGGTTCGGCAGATATGCAACGTCAGCACTTGTGACCGCAATAGACGCGACATTCGGAAAGGGTAATAGTAAGTACGTGAAAGAAACTTGCTATGATTCCATTGAAAAGCAGAATACGGACGATCCAGATGCAGAGATACGAGAAATGCTTAAGGCAGAAGAAGAATGGGCGGCTAAATCAAGACAATCACATTTACCAAAACCAAAGATAGTTTAAGAAAAGAGGTATTGCTATGGCAGTAATTATTGGAAGTGCGCGGCAAGATGAACGCGGTCGTTATTCTGGTGGAAAAGCCGGAGACCAAACCGGAAAGGAAGTTTCAACACAGAATTTTTACAACCATTCCAAAGGTTGGAATGTGTTAAGGGCGAAAGATAATAAGGTTGCGGAAAAGTTAGCTGAAGCTATGAAGATTGCGTGTGGCAATAACAATATTGGTTATGACCAATCAGAGCGTTACGGAGTCATTAAGCATGGCATTAACACAAAGGTCAAGACGGAATGCGACTGCTCATCACTTGTTCGTGCTTGTATTATCTATGCATCCGGCAAGGATGTGGGAGATTTTAATACATCCAATGAACGACCGGTAATTTTGAAATCCGGTTTGTTTGATGATATGGGTTCTTATCATGCCGGGTTTATTCTTCGCAACGGAGATATTCTTGTGACACGCATAAAAGGGCACACAGTTATTGTTGTAAGCGGCGCGAAGAAAAGCAAAGCCAAGTATTATCCGAAGTATAAGGGAAACTCAAACTCAATCGTTGAAGCGTTAAAAGCGGTTGGGGAAGATGATGTGTCGAAAGAACATCGTGCGGAAATCGCAAAAAAGAACGGATTTTCCAATTTTAAGTTTACATCAGAGGAAAATTCAAAGATGCTTTCTCTTCTGAAAAAGGGAAAACTGAAAAAGTAATTCAAGGGCGGTAAGGGTCAAATCTTACCGTCTTTTTCTTATGTAGAAAGTTGGTGGATAAATGGAATTAGAGTCTCTTGAAATAAAAATCCAAGCACAGGCACAACAGGCAAGCGGTCAGATAGATGCGCTTGTGACAAGACTCGGGAGATTATCTTCCGCGCTTTCTGGGCTTAGTACCGGAAATCTGAATAGTCTTTCCACAGGGGTAAACCGACTTGCAGGGGCAATGACGGCAATGCGTGGAATTGACACACGGACTTTTTCTGCAGTGGCGAGAAATGTGAGCAAATTAGGCTCCATCAACAGCAGACAGATTAATGCTGCGGCTGGTTCTATGCGTCAGATTTCCAACGCGGTAAAAGGGCTTTCTGGAATGTCAGCATCTGTTAAGGGTCTGACCGAACTTGCATCTGCAATCAAACAGCTTGGCTACCAAAGTTCCACCAAGGCGATTGAAAATATACCGAAACTTGCTACGGCAATGCGACAGCTTATGTCTGAACTGTCGAAAGCTCCTAGCGTAAGCCGGAATATTATTGACATGACAAACGCATTGGCAAAGTTATCACGTACTGGTGGAGCGGCAGGAACAGCGGCAAAAAGTATCACAAGCTCATTTAGCGGATTTAGTTCCGGTGCTTCTGCGGTTACCAAGAAGTCGTTCTCTCTTGCGTCTGCAATCGGAAAAGTGTATGCAACGTATTGGACTCTATTCCGAGGATTTAGGCTACTTGGAGATGCTATTGATATATCATCCTCACTGACAGAGGTTGAGAACGTTGTAAGGCAGACATTCGGGCAGTATGAAAGCCTAATTAACAATTTCGCAAAAACATCAATTGAAAAATTTGGTATGTCCGAATTGTCCGCGAAACAGTTTGCAAGCCGTTTCCAAGCCATGGGAACTGCCCTTGATATTCCACAGGGGAAAATGGCAGATATGTCAATCCGGTTGACAGAATTAGCCGGAGATATGGCTTCATTCTATGATGTGAGTCAAGAAGATATTGCCAAGAGTCTGCAATCTGTATTTTCCGGTACTACGGCACCTATGCGGCGTTATGGTATCGACTTGACACAGGCAACATTAAAGGAATGGGCATTAAAACAAGGACTTGATGCAAACATTTCCTCGATGACGCAGGCTCAAAAAGCCATGTTGCGTTATCAGTATGTGCTTGCGCATACAACCAATATTACCGGAGATTTCGCACGTACAGCAGATACGTGGCATAACCAAATAACAATGCTTAAAGAGAATTTCAAAGCACTTGGAGCGGTTGTTGGTGGTGGTTTAATCAATGCATTTAAGCCGTTTATCAAGGTACTTAATGCAGTTCTGCAAAAGGTTATTTCTTTTGCGGAAATGGTAACAAATGCTTTAGGTTCAATCTTCGGATGGAAGTATGAAGCAAGCAAAGGGGCAGGAATCAGCGGTCTTGCTGATGATATTGGAAGCGCATCTGACGGCATGGACGATTTAAGTAATGCCGCAGGAAACGCAGGGAAAAACACGGGTGGTATCGCAAAAAATGCCAAGAAAGCAAAAAAGGAAATCCAACAGGCAACTCGTGCATTTGATGAATTGAAGGTTATTTCAAAACAGAGTAAAGACAAGGGTTCCGGTTCAGGGAATAAAGGTTCTGGTTCTGGATCTGGTTCTGGTGGCGCTGGTGGCGGCACCGGTGCTGATGGTGGTTTGGTTCAGACCGACACGATTTTTAAGAAATTCAAAAGCGACATCAAAGACCTTGAAGGACTTGGAATTGAAATAAGAAAAGCCCTTGTAAAAGCCGTTGGTGGCATTGAATGGGATAAAATATATGCTAAAGCTTCCGGCTTCGGAACAGGACTCGCAGAGTTTCTTAATGGTTTGTTTTCAGAAGATAAAAAAGGAAATAGCGTATTTACTGCAACCGCAGATGTTATTGCGGGAGCGTTGAATACTGCAATATTTGCATCAAAAGGATTTACGGATAAATTTAAGTTTGAAACATTTGGCAATAACATAGCACATGGATTTAATCGCTTTTTCAAAAAATTCAAATGGAAAAAGTGCGCAGAAGCTATCAATGGATGGGTTGATGGTTTTTGGAAGTTTGTTCACGGCTTCTTTGATGATTTGAGTTGGAAAGATATTTTTAATGGATTAAAAACATTCCTAACAAATTTAACACCAAAGAGTTTGGCTACAATTCTCATGTTTTCTGGTGGAAAACTTGCGCCTATAGTTTCATCTGCGCTTTGTTCTATACTAGGGTTTACAAGCGGAGGAAAAGGCGGAAAAGGTGGAAAGACTTTCAAACTCAACGGTCTTGGATTGGCGGCGTTTATTGCAACTATAGGTTTTCAATTGTCTGAAAAAAAGACAGATTTTACATCCTCTGTTGTAGAAGCATTGGCGGCTGGTGGAGCGGCATTTTATATGTCAGGCGGAAATCCGTATTTTGCGCTTGCCGGAGTAACGGTTTCGGTTGGAATTTCTCTTGGAAAGTTTTTTGTTGAAAAAAGTGATTCTATGAAGAAAGGAATTAAGAAACTTAAAACTAACATTGACACAATGTTGGGTAAAACAACAACTACTACTGGATTAGACGGAAAAAAGACAACGATCAAAACACCTTTGAGCCAATTAGGAAAAGGAAAGGTGAAAAAAAATGCATATTCTGGAACAAAAGAAATGCGGGATAACTATTCAAAGATTGTTGCAAATCGTGAAAAAAATTATGGAAAGGGAAAGGTTTCTGTTACGGCGGAAATTACATCCGCATCGGACAAACTGTCCGCAAAAAATAAAAATTTAAAAGGTTTTACCGCTGATTTAGAAAAGAATAAAGATAATATAGCGGCTAAAAATAAATCCTTAAAGAACTATACAGCTAACTTATCCAGCAATAAAGACGGGATTAAGCTGGGAGATAAATCTTTAAGCAATTATCTTGCAAATATATCCAAAAATAAGGACAAGATAAAGTCAAGTGATAAAACACTGGGAAATTACACGGCTAGTTTAACAGGAAACAAAGATAAAATACCTGACAAATACAAGAGGGTAAGCAATTACACCGCGGAGCTTATTGCAAATAAGGACAAGATTAAAAGAAGTGATAAGACATTAGATCACTTTACAGGCACTCTGACGAGGGTAACTGATAATATAAAGCCTGCAAACAAAAGACTTGGTGGATTCACTGCACTCATAACCTCTTTTGTGAACAGAATTAAAAATGCAGTATTAGACTTCACGGCTAGACTTACAGGAAAGAGTACAAAGAAAGCTGATGGCGGCGTATTTTCCGGTGGAAGTTGGAAACCGATTAAGAAATACGCAGTCGGTGGATTGCCAAACATGGGGCAGATGTTCGTTGCGAGAGAAGCGGGCCCGGAACTTGTCGGTACGCTTGGTGGTCATACGGCAGTTATGAATAACGATCAGATTGTTTCATCTGTTTCTTACGGAGTTGCACAGGCTGTAAAGGAAGTTATTCAGCCACTTTTAAAGACAAGTGTAGGCAATAATCGACCGATTCAGATTTCACTTGACGGAAAAGTTATCTTTGATAGCACACGACAAAGCGCACAAGAGTATTTTAATCGCACCGGAATATCACCATTTCCGGTATAAACATAGACATTCTGATTCCCTTGTGGTATAGTCAATGTATCACAAGGGAAAGGGGCGTTATTATGAAGCGAACAAAAAGAATATTGGTAGCAATGGGGTTAGCGTTTGCCGTTTTGATTTCGGCTATGCCAATCCAAAATGCATATGGGAAACAGATTGTTGCGCAGGCGGCAACTATCAAATTAAACAAGAAAGCAATTTCGCTTGATGTTGGGAAAACACAGAAATTGAAAGTTACCGGAACAAAAGCAAGAGTTAAATGGAGTTCAACCGAACCAAGCATTGCAAAGGTAGGTAAAAGCGGAATTGTTACAGCAGTATCATCCGGAACGGCAACGATCAAAGCTAAAGTCGGAAAGAAAGTGATGTCTTGCAAAGTAACCGTGAAAGAGAAAATCAACAGACTTGCATACGAAGATTCGAGCATTAGGGTTTACTTTACAGGGCTAAAGAAGGGAACATACCCGGACGAACTTATAGCTTGCTTGACAATCGAAAACATTACAGACAATAATATTACGGTTAATTCCGACACATCATCAGTAAATGATGTTATGGCAGAAGGAACGTTATATCAGGATCTATCTCCGCATAAAAAAGCCTATGTAACGTGGTGGACAATGGATGATAACATTGTGAGTTTGCCAATAAAGAATATTGACAACATACAACTATCCCTAGTTGTCTGGAATGAGGACTCGGAAGATTCCGACTACTACGTGACAGATTCTTTTGGGTTACTAAAATGAGTTAAAGGATTTTTGGGAGGAATTTGATTATGAAACAAAGCGGATGGGGAATTGCGTCTTTAGTGTGCGGAATAGCAGGAATTTTGTTAGCATGTGTTGCGATAGGTGTAGTCCCTGCAATAATCGGTCTCGTATGCGCAATAATTGCACTTACGCAAAAATGGAAAGGGCATGGAACTGCAATTGCGGGTCTTGCTTGTTCAATAGTTGCGATAATTATTTTTATTTTTGCGGCACTTGTATTTGATGAAAGTGATTCAGACCAACCAGAAAAAGTTGAAAACAGTCGAGATGCGGAAGTATTGGACGATGAAACGGAAGAATCGACCGATTCATACGATGACTACTTCACATTAGGCGATTCGGTTGAGACTAATGACTTGATAATAACATTTTCATCTGCAAAATTAACATTGGACGATGTTGCGTATCAAAGTCCTGATGATGGAAATGCGTTTATGAAACTAGATTTCGAGTTTGAAAATATATCAGATGAAGATCAAGACATTTCTGGATATGATTTTTCTGCATACGCAGACGATTATGCTGTTGATTACATAGACAGCACATTTGACACAACGCTTAGTCCGGGTAAAAAAACTAAAGGTTCGATATATTTTGAAGTTCCTATGGACACGAAAGTTTTTGACACAGAATATAGCACAAGCTATTATGGAAATTCAAAAGTAAAATTTTCAATAGTGGCAGAAGAATAAAAGCATAAGCCGTGGAAACACGGCTTATTTTAATTCCAAAATCGGATTGACACAAAATCAAAAATAGTCTATCCTTATTACTAAGGAAACAACCTTATCCGTGAAGATGCGGATTACTTACTCGAACGCCATACTGTACGAAAGAGGAAACCAATGTGATTTCACAAGTGGCTTCCTCTTTTTTATTCAGATAAAAATGTATGGAGGTAGACACGAATGAAAAAATCACAACTTATGCTTAAGATTCAAAACAGCATTGAGGTATTTGAAAATCCAATATTCGGACAGATCAGAATGGTAATGGTCGATGATGAACCGATGTTTTGCCTTATTGATGTTTGCAGGGCATTGGAAATTAAAAATGCCACAGACGTAGCAAAAAGACTTGATGAAGATGAACTGACTAGATTAAATCTAGGCGGTCGTGCAGGAGAATCAAATTTCATTACAGAGAGCGGCTTATATGCAGTTATCGTTCGGAGCGACAAGCCGAATGCCAAGAAGTTTCGCAAGTGGGTAACATCCGAGGTTCTTCCCACAATCCGTAAAACAGGTGGGTATGTCAATAATGATGAATTATTTATTTCCACTTACCTGCCATATGCGGATGAAAACACTAAGCTGATATTCTCACAGACATTAAAAACTGTTAGAGAGCAGAACGAAACCATTAAAAGGCAGAAGAAAGAAATCATCCATAAAGAAGATGTTATTATCGGACTCGTTGATGATATTGACTTGGCGACCAAGAGACAGCGGATAACGCAGATTGTCCGTTTCGGTGCCGATGGAAAGTATCAAGAACGCTATTTGTTGCTTTATGGAGAATTTGAAAGGAAATATCACTGCAACCTTAAATCAAGGATGGAAGGGTGCGCGCTCAAACCGAAAGTAAGAAACAAGATGGATTATATCGACAGGGAAATGGGAATGATTCCGCAGTTGTACGAAATCGCTTGCAAACTTTTTGAAAACGATGTAGAAAAGCTGAAATCTGAATGGGAATCAGTAGTAGCTTAAAATTTAATCAAATGGATAGCATCTACCAAAACGGTAGGTGCTATTTTTATACCCATTTTTAGGAGGTAAACGATGGGATATGGCGGATATTTAGTAAAGTTTGGCAATTATACCATACCGAACAATTTAATAAAGCAGGGCACGTTTAGTTCCTATTTGAATATGCAGGATAAAGACCCTTGGACGGATGAAAACGGATATGAGCATCGTGATGCCGTGGAACTGAAAGCCCTAAAGGTTGAGTTTGAAACCAAAGCCATGTTGACTGAAAAACAGTTTGATGATTTTTGGAAGAATATCGAGAAGAACTATACCAAGGCAAAGGAGCGCGGTGGCTATATCACGGCGTACGTGCCGGAGAAAAGCGGATATGTCACACAGTACGGATATATCGCTGATATTCAGCCTACGTTCTATTCTGTGGCACATGGGAAGATAAAATACGACGCAATCAAATTTTCGTTTGTAGGTGGTGTATATGATAAATAGCAATTTGAAAGAAAAGTATTGGGATTCCGCGACAGATAAGCAGATGGTCATATCTGTTGTTGGAACGAACCAGAAAATAGACAATTCGATGCTTGAAATCGGTACGTTTTCGCTTGAAGAAAGTCTTTGTTCGGAGTCTGAATTAAAGTTTGGAGCGTGCGAAGCGAATTGTGTAAAATTCACGGCAAGAAACACCGCAGGAAACATTATCGGAAAGACAATCTCTATTGAAGAAACGATTGACGGAGATAGCCAAAATCCGATGCCATACGGAATTTTTAAGGTGGCATCCGATGTTCCTACGGCTGACCGGACAAAACGGCAGATTACGGCATATGACGCTATGTACGACATTATCAATACGGATGTAAAGGCTTGGTATGCAGGACTTAGCTTTCCAATGACGCTTAAGCAGTTCCGCGATAGCTTCTTTGCACATCTTGGAATTGCGCAAGTTGAAACAAGCCTTGTCAATGATTCCATGACGGTAAATAAGACGATTGTAGCCACACAGACGGACGATTCAAGTGCGGTCACAGAAGAGTCCTCTATCAGTGGAAAAACCGTTGTAACGGCAATCTGTGAGATTAACGGATGCTTTGGCAATATCAACCGGAATGGCAAGTTTGAGTATGTCTTTCTTAAAGCAATCACAAGTGCGCTTTATCCGGCAGACAATTTATTTCCGTCAGACAATTTATTTCCGTCTGATGCAAACACGGAGTCCATGACCGGACACTATATCACGTTTGATTATGAGGACTTCCAAAGTAAGGCAATCACGCAGCTAGAAATCAAGACAAACGAAGATAATGCCGGTGCTATTGTTGGAACTGCCGGGAACAACTATTCGATTACAGGAAACTTTCTTGTATCAGATAAGACCGGAGCGGAGCTGGAGCAGATTGCAAATAACCTATTGCCGATTATGAAACAGGCGGTATACACACCGATTAAAAGTTGCACTTGTGTCGGAAATCCATGTCTGACACTTGGCGAACCCATCCGGTTCAATACCACAAGAGAAATTGTTGAAACGTATCTATTGCAACGTACCCTAACCGGTGTGCAGAGCAAGAGAGATTCAATCTCGGCACAGGGTACGCAGACACACTCTGCAAAGGTTAATTCGATCAGAGACACGATTGAAAGTGTGGAAAGGCGTACCGGAAAGTTAGAGAGGAACGCAGACCATCTTCAATCCACGTATGAAGATTTAGAGGAACAGACAAATACCAAGTTTGAGCAGACCACAAAAAGCATTGTCGCAGAAGTCAATCGTGCACAAAAGGCAGAAGGTGCATTGGACGCATCCTTGGAATTGAAGTTGGGCAGAGATGAGAACGACCAAGTTGTTTCTATGATTAATGCCAGTGCCGACCAAATTGTGCTACGAGGAAACAGATTGATTGTAGAATGTAACAACTTTGAACTGGACGGTAGCGGACGAGTACATATAATAGAATCTCTGCTTTTTGACAGCGGTGAGGTATCTGGTGTAGAGATATTAGGACATGATGGAAGAAATAATGCATTATTGCAGAATGTTAAGTTGGACTTGTCATCTGTTACTGACGCAAACGGGGAAAACTTGGCGACAGAAAGTTATGTTGACAATTCGCTGAGCGACTACGCAACCAAAAGCGAATTGCCAAGTGGGTATTTTACAGATGTAAAATATACACTGAATGATGGGTCTACGACCAAGTATTCGCCAAGACACTTTAATAAAATGTCTGATTTCGGTTCAAGGGAAAGTACCTTAGATATCGAGGGTCTTTTGATTTCTATTCCGAGTTCCGACAAAAGATTGAAAAATAATATACAATCATTAAGGGATATTAAAAGCGTGTATATGGCAATGTGCCCGGTTGAATACACATGGAAATCCGGATACATCACGCAGCACAAAGGCTTGCAGTTTGGTTTAATTGCGCAGGATTTAGAGAAGATTTTGCAGGATGCTGGATTGTCCGATAGCGGACTTGTACTAAAAGAAGATGCCGAAGAGGATGAAAAAGCAATTCACGGAGATTCAAAGACATGGAAAATCGACAAGGAAAATCTCCATGCAATGCACATTCAGATGATTCAAAATCAGCAAAAGGAAATCGAAGAGTTAAAGCGAGAAAACAAAAATTTGAGTGAACAGATGAAAGACTTTGAACAACGATTATCCGTGTTAGAAAGGAGTGTGAGCCATGCAGAAAATATATAGCCGCATCAATTGGGAGAATCTTCCCAGCGAAAAAACAGCGGTAAATGAATCTAATCTTAACAAGATGGACTTGGCAGTTGACAATCTGGATGATCGTATAGTTGCTATGGACGCGGCAAAAGTCGATCTTGTCAAGGCGAATGAACTTGTAAAGGAAATCCTTTGGAATGAACCTATGGGAGTGCTGACGGTCGTTAAGATGAATGGTTCACGAGCCGTGATTGATACCAAGTTGGAAAAGTTGGCGGTCAACTTCACATACAATCCGCAGACACAACAATTAGTAATCGCGCTTGACGATGGCACGGTGCAGAACGTGGATTTATCATCCTTGATTACAGAGTATGAGTTCTTAGATTCTGATACGATTGCATTCGAGATTACGGGTGGCAAGGTCAAGGCTATCGTTAAGAATGGTTCCATTACGGAAGATATGCTGCAGCCGAACTTCTTGGCAGATGTTAAAGTTGAAGCCGAAAAAGCGAAAGCATCAGCATCCGCTGCGGATGCGTCAGAAAAGGAATCCACGGTACAAGCTAATCTATCCAAAGAGTATGCGGATAAGGCCAAGGAATACAGCGATAACATTGATAAAAAAGCTCATCTGGCAACATTTGATGTGAATGAGGACGGCGAGCTGATCTATACAGATAACACAGCGGATGTGTTTACCGTTGATAATGACGGAAACTTAAATTGGGAGGTGGCTTAGAATGGCTATAGCAGGAAGAGTAGCAATCGTGCCAAAAGGCGATTGGAGCGCAGATGCTACATATAAGAGATTGGATGCAGTGACTTATAACAATACGCTTTATTTCGCAAAAAAGGAAGTGCCTGCAGGAACGGCAACAAGCAATACGGAATATTGGTCGAAGTCGATTGTGGGTGGTGCCGGTGCAATCGCAACGAAAGAGGATGCCGGGATTGTGAAACCGGCAGACGGACTTTCGATTGCAGAAGATGGAACCCTTAAGGTAAGCATTGATGGCACGACTCTTACAATGGATCAGGTCAACAATGTAATCAAGTTGGCAGATACCTTAAAAGAAAAAATCGGAAGCGCACTGCAACCGGAAAGTATCGTAAACAACCAGATTACGACAGTGGAAGGGTTTGCGTTGGACGCGCGGCAGGCTAATCCGGATCTGGATGGTACGCTTGCAAAGCAGATAAGTGATTTAAACGGCAGTTTAAAAATTAAAATTGTTCAATGGACACCATATTGTCCTCGAACAGATTTTGCAGATAAGGTTAAGCTTAGCGAAGCGATGGCACTACGATACGGATCTTTAGTAATTTGCGCTATACGTATTGATTTATCTGAAAATACTCCTGGCGGATATGTTTCTATTGTAAATTTACCAACAAAATTGTTTACTGGTATCAACCAAACAAACATGGACGGAAAAGAAGGTAAATGGTATTTAGATAAAAACACAGCTAGTGTCTTTTTGCGAAGCGTATTTGAAGCCGGCACGTATTGGCTTAACTTCATGTATCTAGAAGCAGAATAAAATTAAATATCATACAAAATAAAATTGCCTTCCCAAACTTGTACAAAACAAAGAGTGGTACTTCGTGGACTTGCAAGTAACCCAATACCATAATTTAAAGTATCTAAACCATTCCACGAAAATATAATAAGCGAGTAATCACCTACATTTTTGAAAGTCGTTACGTGTTTAGATATTGAACTATAGAAATTATCTTCTATTGTTTCTACGTGGTATATTCCACATCCACCAGATACTTGCGATGCCGAAGACCAATTATTGATTATTTTTCTGAACTTAAAATTATTTAAGTCATTTAAACTGCCGTTTAAGAAAATATATCGAACAAACATTCGAAAGTAACTTATAAACCATTTTTTATCATAGAAAGGAATTAAAAAACATGGATAAAATTATTTTAGCCAACAAAACAGAGTTCGAAATTGCCGATGGGGCAAGCCTTGGAAACATCCAGATCAAAGCCGAGAACTTCGAAGCCGTCAAGACCATCACGGATGCATTTTCTGCGGACAACCTGCAGGAAGTTACATTTACACATAATGGCGAAACATCCGGCAAGTACACAGATCTGAAATCCGATGGGTTTACATATATGCCGAACGTGGGAGAGGACGGAGCAGAAGACGGTACATATACCGTTACTATCAGGTTGCGAACAAAAACGGAAATGGAAAAGGCAATTGATGAGCTTAAAGCAGGACACGAAGCAAACGCAGAAGCAATCGAAGAATTGGCAAGCATTACCGCAGAAAGTGAGGTGTAGGATATGGTTAAATTCTACGTGAGACGTATTCTTGTAGATAAGAAAATGACGATTGATGAAGTGCCGATGCGTTGGCGCGCAAAAGTGCAAGAAGAGATTGAGAAACAGCTTTCCGCTTCTCTGCAATGACATTTCCTGTCGAAACTTGCGACCGAAAAATGTTGAAATCATGCATATTGCAGTGATACTATGGACTTGTCCGAAAGGACACTTCAAGTTCTGGCATGGGGGCAAGGCTTGGCATTGGCTTTGTCCCCAAGTTGTTATTGACTATGCCGAACACGCGTTCTATAATGGGGTATATCAATAGGAGGGGTTGCAAATGGATTACAAAAAGAAGATAATAGAATTGATTGATAAGATTGAAGACCGGAAGGTCTTACGTTGTATTTATATTATTGTATCAAATATCGTAAAGGAGTTCTGTAAATGAAAAATTCAAAACTTGAAATCAGATCCATTAATGAAGACAGTATTTTTTGCGAAGTTCTTATTGACGGTCATGTGATTCATGGTGTTCGTAGCGTTCGATTTGAAAAGAAGGCTATGGAAATGCCGGTTGTTCACCTTGATTTTAATTGCATCAATATGTCAATAGACTCTCCGTTTGTTACAAGATTAGAAGGAAATGACGGAGAGAGCGAGATTGAGATTAAATTTAAGAATCAAGACCACGCCATATAGGGCAATCGTTTCTTTCGCAATGATACGTTGTGTCGCTATAACCGCAACGTATCTTGCCTTTTGCGTATACAATTCCTTCATTGTTCTTGTACGGAACTTGGTCAATTTCTATTGTTACATTTTTATTTACCAATTCACAAAATCCATATTCTTTTATAAACATAATTATTCCTCACTTAATAGGTTTATCAATTCAATAACGTGTTTCTTTTTAGCGTCTGATAAGTTGAAATATTTCTTTAATGAGCAGGTCAATTCTTCGTCCTTCATTAATTTTGCTGACATATTTGCATATTTTTCCAATCTGTCTTCTTTACCATTTACGAGATAGTCAAGAGAAACACCAAAATATTCAGCTATTGCATTTACTTTGTCCACATTTGGATGATCCAGCTTGCTCAAATATCCCTTTGCAAATCCGCAATACTCCTCTAATTGGTAGCTTTTTACACCGTTTTCATCGCACAATTCTTTAACTCTTTCTTTTAATGTCATTTGATTTTCTCCACAAAATAAAATTCTGAAAAAATCGCAAAAATAATTATTGACATTCTGAATATATCGCGTATAATGTACTTAAAGGTTCTGAAAAAATCGCAACAAAATAGCGACATTCGCATGCCGTAATTAATTTCTATGATTTTTGCTCGCAACTCAAATTATAGAATATTTTCAGAGAATAGTCAACATATATGTGCGATTTTTTCAGAACTTAAAGAAAAGGAAGGGAGGTTTTAACTTGTACGAAAAAATCAAACGGTTCAGTAAGGAAAAGGGAATTCCAATCAGAAAACTAGAAATGATGGCTAATATTTCGCAGGGCAGTATTTGCAAATGGGGAGAGATTAGCCCTTCGTTTGACAAAGTTGTAAGGGTTTCCGAAATACTAGGAATTGATGTAGCCGAGTTAATTGATCGCAAAGAATAAAGATTTTGAGCAGAAAGGAGAGGAAGAAATGAAAGAAATTAAATCCGTAAATGATTTGGTTGTTGTTCCGGTTTCCTATTTTAATGGAATGGAAAAGGAATTGCAGAAGATTCTAAACAAAGTGGATATTCACGATATGGACGTCATGGAACAGGTTCTTCATATGCGGAAGTGGCTGAAAACCAAAACCGTATATGAAGAAACAAAGAGATTATATCCTAATCTCCGTTTGGAAAATATTCATTTGCTTTTACCACAAGAAGAGAGCGACGAAAGGGGGTTAGGGCATGGAACACAAACCACAAAAAATTGAAATCAAGCCGAGAAAAGAGGGCGAGCCGCCGTCAAGTATTCATCTTTTTGTAGATGGACATGAAATCAAAGGAATTAGAAAACTTGATTTTTCTGTAGAACCAAACGGTTTTCCACATTTGGTGCTTGATTTACAGGCATTTAATTTGACGGTTGATGCCGCTTGCTTGATATATCAGGAAAAAATCGGGGCAATCAATCTACAGATTGCAGACGAAGAAAACGAAAGGGGTGAGAATGGGTGGAAGTAAAAAGATACCGGCTTTTAGACGAAGAAGGAAAAGCTGTAATTGTAAAGAAAGACAAGGATAGATATATCGGTCTTGACGAATTGGCACAGCACATAGCAATGAATATCGTTGATGATTACCAAAGCATTTTGGACGGCGATAAGAAAATCGAAGATACAAACATTGAATTATCCGTCAAAGTCCTTACCGCCATTTCTCCGGTCATTAAAACATATTAGAAATGTTTTATGTTACGGAATGGGTTTTCTGCCGCTTCCACGCTAGAGGATCGATTTTCTTCTTTCGGTAGAGATTTTTTGATTTCTTCGCAGTATTGGTCGTACTTGGTTTTGAAATCACTGAAAGAATCATTACATCCGCAAATTTTAGCGATAGCGTAGGCAGATACATATTCATTGTTCAAAAATTCACCTCCCTTATTTGATGATAAGGGAATTATACCACAGAAAGGAGAGTTATGAACGAACTTGTAAAAGTGAATTTTGACACACAGACAGTGTCGGCAAGAGAACTGCATGAGCAGTTACATATTGGGACTGAATTTGCAAAGTGGTTTTCGCGCATGTGTGAGTACGGATTTTCAGTAGGAAATGACTATTCAGAGGTTATCGTCAAAAATGACGAAAACTCAAAAGGCGGCAGACCGGCAACAGATTACAACATTTCCGTAGACATGGCGAAGCAAATCTGCATGATTCAGAGGACACCAGAGGGCAAAGCGGTACGACAGTACCTTATCGATTTAGAAAAGGCATGGAATACACCGGAACAGGTCATGGCAAGAGCATTGAAGATTGCAAATAATACGATTGAAAGTCTGAAATCAGAAAACAATACGCTTGCAATCAAAAATAAGGAAATGAAACCTAAAGCGATTTTCGCAGATGCGGTATCAGCGAGCCATACATCAATCCTTATAGGAGATTTAGCAAAGCTTATTTGTCAGAACGGTGTGCAGATAGGACAGAAGCGGTTGTTTGAGTGGTTACGAGAGAATAACTTCCTTATTAAAAGCGGCACTTCTAGGAACATGCCAAAACAGAGATATGTTGAACAGGGATTGTTTGAGGTTAAGGAAAGTAACATTCAGAATCCAGACGGTTCCGTAAGAATCACAAAGACAACGAAAGTTACCGGAAAAGGACAGGTTTACTTTGTAAACAAATTCCTGAAAGGAGCATGAATGAAAAAAGTAATTCAATTCATTATAGGTGCGGTTGCAATGGAATATTCCTTAGTTGCCGCGTGCTATATGGATAGTGAGGGCGCGGCCGGGAATATGGCGGCTATTAAATTTGTAGCCGGTGCGGTAATCGCGGCAATTATGTATTACTGGTCGGAAGTAGACCGGAAGAGAGCCGAACTTGACAAGCGAATCAAGAGAAATCGCAGAATGAGAGAGGATGCATGGTAGACGTTGTGTATATAAGTGGCACGAGATGTTCCACGAAAGAAAAGCGTATGCTTGCTGAACTTTTGGCAGGGAAACGAAAGAAACAGAATGATAAAGATAATTTTGAAAAGGTTCTTGGCAGAGAAATGGAAAGGAGAAGCAATGGAGAACAAAATAACACTAATCGGTGATGTTGTATCAGCACCAAGAGAAAGCCATAAATCAAATGGTAAGAATTTTTATAAATTTTTTATCGGAGTTGAAAGAAGAAGTGGTGTTGCAGATATACTTCCGGTACTGTTCGACAAAGAAATCAGCGATACAGGAATCAGCGGAACGGTATGTGTCAATGGGAAGATAATTACCAGGCGCGTAAAAACAGGGTCTGGAAAAGCCATTCTTACATATGTTATGGCTGATACAATCACAAAACCAGAGGATGATAGCCCTTTGAATGAAGTAAGCCTTGATGGAATTATCGAGGAAAAGCAACTTAGAGAAACGCCACTTGGTCGTAAAATCTGTGATTTGAAACTCAAAAACGTAAGAGAAAACGGAAAAGAGGATTTGATCACCTGCATTGCGTGGAGTGATAATGCGGAATACACAAATACTCTTTCGATAGGAGATAGGGTTAGCGTTTACGGCAGACTACAGAGCCGGAGATACAAGAAAACGTGTAAAGATGGTCACGTTATGGAAAAAGTTACATATGAGTTGTCAATAAAAGGAATCGTGGGGGGGTGTAATAATGCGAATGATTTTAAAATCGTTACATATTGAAAATTTCAAAGGTGTAAAGGATAAGA